TGATGGTAGGGGTTGAGCACTCGTAGGACTTCGCATTGTAGAAGGTCCGCTGCCGGGCCATGGCCAGCTTCCACGGATCGCCTTCCTTGCCGGCCTCAACGGCCCACCGGTCGCGCTCGTCACCGAGAACGTACCGGATCGGCTTCGATGCCAGGGCATGGGCCTCTGTGCTTCCGCACATGGTCAGGATCCCGCCAGGGTAGCTCTTCTGCAGAATCGTGTTCCCGGTATCGCCCCGCAGGGTTTTCGATACCTTCTTCCGCAGCGTTTTGGTGTCCCGGATCATCGGCGCGATACGAAGCTTTGAATATTCCTTCGCGTCTCCGTTGGTCGGCTCGATCATCAGGATGGATCCGGGGTCCTGGTCGATGATGTAGCCGATGATGTTGTTCATGGCCTCCGATTTACCGACCTGTGAAGCGGCCACCATGACGATGTGCCGGAGCTTCGGGTCAGTCCATGAGTCCATGACTTCCTTCAGATACGGCGTTTTCCGCGTTCTCCATGGGCCGGTTTCAGCGGAGGATTCCGGAGACAGTCTCCGGTATTTGTCGGCCCACTGGCTGACCGTGAGATCATCCGCAAGTGCGAACGATGCCAGGTTCTTTCTTGTGGTCCGGAACAGTCGTTTGATGCCGGCTGGGGTGATGTCACTCACTCGGCATCATCCTCCTCGGCCTTTTCGTCCAGATTCTGCCGTTCGCGTACCATCGCTTCGTACTTCTCCGGATCGTAATCATATTCGGACAGCTCATTGAGCACGTCCCGGATCGCTTCCTTGATCAGTGCGGAACATTCTTCCGCTGTGTCGCAGAGCGATACCTCAACCGCCAGCCTTCCCGGCAGGGAAAGCAGCGCGTTTTTCACTGTGTCGATCAGCTCCTGGGTGAAGACCTGGACATCTTCGCTTCGGTGCATCTTTCCCCGAAGCTCCTGCGCCTGCAGCTCGGCCACCGTGGCTTTGGCCACCTTCAGCTTGACCTCGGCTGTTGCCCGGGCTTTGTCCATCTTCCTTTCTTCGGCGGTCTTCTTGATCTTGTCGTTCTGGGAATCCATGTAGGCGCGGATCGAATCTGTCAGATTGAACAGCTTCCCGTGATCAGTCTGCATCTTGTTCAGCGTCCCCTGGCTGGTCAGCTGTCCGACCCACTGATTGGAGACTCCGAGCATGCTGCAGATGTCCGCTGTCTTGACGTAGATCGTCAATCCCGGCTGAAGGATAAATACGGTTTCATCCTCCAGCAAGACTTTCTCTTTATCGTCCATTCAGCGGTACCTTATCCTTTCACATAAAATCTTCTTCCGACCTAAGCCCCGCAACGCTTCCGGCATTCTGCAGAGCATCCGGTTTAAGCTCCCGGCAAGGTCGAAAATATTCGCAGATTTTCAACTAAACTGCCGGAATCGCCCATAGTATCGTAGCGATTTTTGGGGGGCGAACAGGCGCAGTAAATTTTCCCGCGGCGGACAGTACCTTTTTTTCCCGCAGAAAGTCCGGGGAGGGTGGCCGTTTTTCCGGCCGTGGAAAAAGCGAGACATATGCTCCGCGCCGCGCGAGAAAAAGCCACAGCGAGCCGCGAGGCGCGGACGCTGTGTGGGGCAGTGGGGGAAAAGAATAGGGGATGTACTCGGCATTTGGGAGGGGCATGCCCTTGTGTACGCCCCTCCCGTTTGAAACATGGATGATTAAAGGTAACGGATGATCTCGGCACGGTTGTAGCCGTTTGCGCCTTTGGTCATGATCTCAAGGAAGTCTTCGCGGGAGAAGTCCGACAGACGGAACACCTCCTCAGGGGTCATCCCCAGCTCCTTAGAGATCTCCTTAATCTCTTTGCCTGAGTCGAGCAGCTCCTTGACGATGGCCTTCATTGGCTCCAATAGGTGGGTGCCTCTGGCCCTGTTATGGGTGATTGTGCCGTAAATATCGTCCGCTCTGTCGGTATGATTTACGATCACAACTGGCACCTGTCCGTGAAGCTTCGACAGAAGGGGCTCTCGTCCGGAGACCGTCCATCTGTGGAAGCCGTCAATAATTGTAAAATCAGGTCGGCACACTATAGGGAGGGTCCATCCGTTGGTCTGTATTGATTGGACCAGGAGCCTGAGGTTTTCCTCGCTGACTTTATTGGGGTTGTAATCATTCGCCTTCAAAAGTGTACGATCTACCCACTGTAAACTTGCGAGGGGAGCGAAGAGGTCTACATTAGCCACGGCGTTTCACCTCCCTTCGCGCTGCGTCTTTCTTCGCATTGTCTACGCAGTCCGCAGCCCAATTTCCAATGATGGCTCGGAGGGTACGCCGTTTCGGATCGCCGGCTATGATGGCTTCGTACATCTTCTTGTAGATCTTCTCGGAGCCGGTGCCGTTCATCTTGATCCACATCTGACGGTATGATTTCCCGACAGACTTTCTTTCCGGAGAGAGGAAGGTCTTGTCGAAGTCCTCAAAGAGCATGGCCTTGACCAGCGCTTTGTAGTCCTTCTTTATCCCATCCTGCTCCATCTTCTGCCGCTTCCGGGTGCTTCGTTTGAAAAGCTCGCTGTCCCAGTAGAGCATGACCATGTAGGCGTTTGGCTCTCGCCGCTCGATCCTGTCCCAAAGATCCGGATTTGTGGCGGCTATGTGCCTCAGGCCATTGCAGCTGTCAGCCCCGAAGAAGTTACTGAGCCGCATCTGCGGACGGTTCAGCCCGTCCCGGTACAGATCCATGTAGCTTTCCGGAAACTTCAGCTTGTGCTCTTTGATGTAGAGCCAGACGTCGGTATCTTTCCAGTCGTACATCGGCAGCACGGTGAACTGCTGGCCTGTGGCCCCGCCGTTCATCTTCGACCTGGCGATGTTCCGGAGACGCTGTACGCTCTCGCTGGCCCTGACGCCCATCAGCATGATACCGTCATTCATGACGATGGTGCAGAAGTGCTGGTAGTTCATTTCGCCTGGGTAATGGACCGCCGGATGCGTCCGGATGGCGAATGGCGGCGCGTCTCTTACCCAGCAATCTTCCTTCCCGGGCTCCCATGTGATCCACCGTTCATCGTTCTGCAGCTGATGGAAGCAGGAAACCTGTTTGAAGGGGAGGCAATACCAGTCAAATTTCACGCCCAAATTTGAAAATAAACCATGCCACTGAAAGGCCATCTGTTCCATGGAGGGGTAGATAGCTTCCTCATCAATGAAGAACACCGTCAGCTGATTCGGGTCGATCTTCCCCTGTTTGATCAGGGAATACACCATATGACTCAGGCACAGGCTGTCTTTCCCGGCAGAGAATGCCAGGTAGACCTTGACGCCCTGCTTGAAGGTGTTCAAGATCCGGATTACGGCGGCGTCCACAACGGACATGGAGCTTTGTACTCTCTTGATCGCCATGGCCATCACCTCACAGGGATGTGATGACCGCAATTCGGGCAAACGATGTAGGAGCCCTCAGAAGGCGTTTCTGGCGCTTCCGGATTTCGCGCCGGCGTTTCCTCACTTTCCGGCGCGGAAGCTGCGGACGGCCCGTAGTTGCCGGCCGCGTGGTCTTCCTCGTGCCTCTTCATCGAATTGACGGAAGATTCGGTGAAGTTCCCGTACTCCGTCACCAGCTCGTCCACCTCCGGCGTCTCGGCCAGGAGGGTTTCCAGCAGCTCTTCGTCATAGCCGGGGATATCCACGTCACCCATCTCCCGGAGCCATTCATCGAAGACTGCCAGGTTGTCCGTTCCCAGGGTGTAGACCTTGTTATCGGCCAACATCAGCTTTTTCTTCTCGGCTTCGGAAAGGTCGGTGCGCTTCATGACGGCTGCTTCCGTCTTTCCCATCTCCAGCATGGCCTCATACAGGCCGTTCCCGCAGAGGATGACGTTGTTCTCGTCAATGACGATGGGCCGGATCTGCCCGAACATCTCCACGCTGCGCTTGAATTCCTTCAACTGCCGGTCCGTATGGATCCGGCAGTTTTTCTCCGGCCGCTTCAGGTCGGCCAGCTTCATCATGGTGACCTTCACTTCGCCGTCACCTCCTCGAGGAAGGCTCGGGCGCTGTCAATCTTCTCTGCGGCGCCTTTGATGATCTCCGGATCGATCTCCCAGACCTCGCTGTATCCCTGGTGAAGATCCTCCATATACATCCGGGATGGCCACGGATGCGTCCCGCAGCGGAATCCGTTCTTCCATCCATAGATGGGCGGGAGCTTCAGCTGATGGTAATGGATGTAGGCCAGGATCATCTCATGCGGCCAGTCTGCCAGGGGCGCATACCGCACTTCTCCGGAATTCTTCCGGATCACGTTTCCCGGTCCGCACACGTTCCCGTCTGCTTTCCGGTGGCCAACCATGATCAGATCCAGCTTGTGGTCGAAGAAGTATTTCGTGAAGGCTGCTCTCTGTACGCCGGAATACCAGGCGTTCAGCTCCTTGCCTTTCGGGAAGATCATCTCCGGATGTTTGGCCAGCCAGTCCAGGTTCTGACCGGTGGAGATGACCTCGCATCCCTCCGGCAGATTCGACAGGCACCAACCCAGGAACTCCGGATATTCCAGCTCCGTGTGGGCAAACATGCAGTCCGTGATATCCACCTGCCTGCAGATGTCGGACAGGACGATGCTGTCCTTACCTCCGCTCCAGCAGTAGGCCGCCTTCTTTCCGTTGGTGTGCTTCCGGATGTCAGCCTTGACCGCCTTGACAGCTTTCTCCAGCTCTGCAGGGGAGACAAGTTCCTCGATCTTGTCCATGGCTTCCTGCCAGCGCTCATTCGGGATGCGCTGTTTTCTTCCGAGCATCTGGATCATACCGGCTTCACCTGCCGTTTCTCATGGAAATGCCAGGCAAAGGCCGCAATGATCGCGGCAGCCACGATGTAAATCCGGATGGAGGCCATCAGCGTCCACGCGCCCATGACACCCAGCGGGATAAGCAGCTGCCACAGGGCCACCGTGAGCACGTTCAGCGCCAGGCCGATCTTCTTCCCGAATGTCAGATAGATCGAATACTGGAAGCTGGACAGGGACGAGATAGCAATCAGAGTGACCAGCACGGCCTTGATGATGTTCAGCACCGGGCTGAAGTTGGCCATGCTCATCAGGAAGATGAACACCAGGTACACGCCGAAGATCAGACCGCCCATGATGAAGGCTCTCCGGATGTTGATCCGCTTTGTGTGATCCTCGTTTTCTTCGTTGTAATCCAGCAGCTCGAAGTAATACGGATACAGGAAGGCGCCGGGGATCAGTAGCAGGCAGTTCTTTATGCCGGTTCCGATCTTCTCTGTTCCCATCTGCAGGGGAACGTAGTTGCCGCCGGATGTGGCCAGCGCCAGGATCGTCAGCAGGAAGACGATGCCGTAAACCGCTGTCCAGCTCATATGGTCCGTCAGTACGTTCCGGATCATTCCGAACTTAAACAGCAGGATCAGGAAGAACACCGCGAAGGCCAGGGCGATCACAATGCCCCATGTCGGCCCGAGCACGGTACCGGCGAACACCGTCTGAATGCCGTTCATGCTGATCCAGCACTGGAACGGACACATAATTCCCATCACGATCTTCATGATCGGATGCCGGAACACGTCCCGGAGCTTCGGAATCATCGGCGCGAAGATGCCGAATACGATGCAGGCCAGGGTGTTTCCAATGGCCCAAAGCAGGAAGGGCAGAATCCCGTCCTTCTGGGAAGTCGATACGCCGTTGAGCAGGCTTCCCGCATTGGCCCAGGTGGCCGCGATCGACATGGCGTAGTAGAATTTGGGGTTTGCTTTGAAGCTTTCTTTCAGCTTAGAGAACATTTGGGGTCTCTTCTCCTTTCATTTTCACACGCACTTTAGGCGAAGTCAGTGCGAAAATGCCGTATACGATGCAGGCCGGTGCTAAGGAGTCAAACACCGCTGCGCAACCTCCTTTCCACAAAAATAGGAGAGCCGTTCAGCTCTCCGGGTTGCCGTCAGAATTTTACAGCCTGCACTTTATCACTTTTTCAGCGAACATATACGAACAATCCGAACGACTTTTGGCCTTTTCATTCGCTTTTTTGTCGCACGTTTACTTGCTCGCGTGCTACATTGTCGCATAAAAAAAGCCGGCAAGCCTTGAAAACACTGGGTTTTCTTACTTGCCGGCTACTTGCACGGGCGTGTTATTCCTCCGGATCGTCCACAAATCTTTTTTCGATCTTCCACTTTCCGGATCCTCTCCGGATCGCTGCCAGGAATCCGGCGTGGCCGATTCCCATGATCTCCAGGCACTCCTTTTCTGTCAGATCCACACACAGCAGTCTGTCAGTCCGGTTATCCCACACGGAGTAGAGGCAGGTGACGTTCTTCTCGTTGTGTTTGTGCCCTGGCTTTTCCAGCCGGTCCGCAGATTGGAGCAGGATTTTCTTTACCTTCGTGTTCTTTGCAGACCTGGCCATGATCCGGAGCTGTTTGGCCAATTCCTTGTTTGTTGGCGGCGCCATGGATCATTCCTCCCGGTGCAGACTCCTTTCCGGATCGAAGCCTTCAGGATACCTGCGCTTCAGCTTTTCGATGTTCAGCTCCATGCAGCGTTCCAGGGTGCATTCGCAGTAGTTGTGAAGCATGTAGCCAACCAGGTCAATGATGCAGGCCACAACATACATCGGCTCCGGCGCGAATTCATCCGGATAAAGCCAGGCGTCTGTCATGCTCTGGGCCAGCTTGGCCAGGAACAGCGCTTCCAGGTGAAGAAGCCCGTCATAGGAAAGGCCGTCCAGTCCCATTGCCTTGCATGCCGGAATCATCTCCACCATCTGGGCCGTGGAGACTTCCGCGCAATACCAGAGCACGTCTCCCAGCTCCTCGATCAGCTTTTCTTTCGGAAGCTCCGCATGGTCTCCGCTCTGAAACTTCCACTTCTTCACGATGTCCACAACCTCGCCGGCTTCACCGATCAGGCCCATGCAGCCGTTCAGCATCCGGTCATGTCCGTCCGGGCTGGTCCGCATGGCCAGCCGCTGATAGTCCTCGATGTCAAACATTCTGTTTCATCCTTTCGTTGTATCTTTTCCGTTCGATCTCGGTCATAGCGGATCACAAATCACACCCCCATCCGCCTGATATATCCTCTCACCCTTTTCTTGCCGCAATCTGGACAATCGCAGTATTGATAATCCACAAGATCTTGATTCAGCTCACGGGCTTCTTTCACAGTCATTTCCCATTTGCATTCACAGTCCGGGCAGGTGAATTCAATTATGGCTCCGTGCTGAATGATTTTCATGCAATCAGTCTCCCTTCTTCATCGAAGCAGAGGACAACCTCATCCGAGAAGTCCCGGAGCGTGATGTCCTTGACAAGACGTCCGTCCTTCCATTCATCGGTATGCACATCCCAGTGACCTTTCCAGCCTTTGCATCCATTCAAGATCCGGCATACGGCCTGGAAGTCTGTTTCCATCAGCTGCGCCCGGACCGCCTGCAGCACTTCCTTGTCATGGTGCGCGTTCACGATCCCGACATCGATGATCCTGTCCAGCTCGTGAAGCAATTCATTCCTTGTCATGCTGTCTTGCCCTCCATCTTTCACGTTCGATCTCTGTCATGCTGGCCAGCGCCGAGTCCACGGTGTCGAACAAGCCGCAGCCGCTGATGCCGAATTTGATGTACCCCGGCCCGGAGTACCGCTTTTCCCTCCGCGGCTCCGTGTAGACCATGTTCCCGGTCATCCCGCAGATATGAAAGTGATTTCCCTGGGTGTCAACCTTGCCGGGGTACTCATCCTTGCAGTAGGGGCATGTGTCGCATCGGATCACTGCCACGGCACCTCCAGCCTTTCCTGATCTGGCACAGGCCCCGTCCATGCTCTCCAGAACATTCCGTATTCCTTTGTGGCCATGTCGATCCCGAAGGAGTGTTCTTTTCCGGAAAAGCGGAAGAACGGCCGCTGTTCGTACCGGTAAAGCATCGGCTCAAACTGTCCCGGAACATTCTTCCATTCCACCCAGACAGCACCCTGCCATTCCGGAATCTCGCTCAGCTCCAGGATCCTCGGCATCATCGAATCGCAGATTCTCTGCATCGTATTCTTGCTGATGAAGCACAGGTCTTTTCCGGACGCGCTGGCCCTGGAGAGGGAAGCACACACATCAGACATTGTTTTCATATCAATCATGATCTTCTTCCTCCCAGGCTTTACGCCACTTCTTCAATGTTTCCGAGTCAATCCAGTACTCCTTGACCTGTTTCTCGAATCCGGATGGTAATCCGCGCCATCTTCCGGGATTCCGTAAAAACATCCAGAGCATAGCATATCCAAGAAACTCGTTCAGCGTTGCGTAGGTTGAGTTGCATGCTATCCCGATTGCCTGACCGTTGCAGTACAGGCAATGACCATCAGCGGAAACATTGATGTTAAGTTCTTTTGCTATCGGCTGGATTATCTCCAGCGCCCTTTTGGTATCTTCGGTCATCTCGTCCTCCTATTCTCCCGGCTCCGTATGCTCACAGGCCGGCATGAATCTCCGCTGCTGACTGCCGTGGACCTGCTGGATGCATTCCGGGCAGGCGAGTCCTTGCCAGTCACCCAGGAACATCATGCAGCAGATTTCGCTCATCTTTCCGCATAGTTCACATTTCAGCGGTCTGTGCTGAATCGGCGGCGCATTGCTTTTCAGCATCCGGATCACCACCTTTCGGTTCAATAATGATCTGACCGTTTTCCACTCGGACTCCTTCAACTTTCTTCCATTGGGTATTGACGTAGCACCAGCTCTGCGGGGGCCTCTGAAGACCATACGCGCTGAGCGGCCTCGGTTTCGAGTATTCTATAAGGCTCCGGATTCTCCACAAATAAACGGTCATTCCACCAGCGTAATCAAGTGCTTCCTTCAGTGACAGCATAGTGTCCCGGAGGACTTCCTTGGTGATCTCTCCCGGACCGACTTCCTGGAAGCAGTCACAGACGAATTCACCGATCACACCGCCGTTCTCGGTCTGGTAGATGTACACCCGGTATGGCCCCGGTTCCTTCGGCCGGCGCTTCCGCATCTCCCAGCGCTTTGACAGGTTCATGATTTTCTCAATCCATTTCGGCTGGATGCTGATCAGTATTTCTGTCATTCTTCTTCGACCTCCCAGTTAACAGTACAAGTAACGGTTTTGACCGGAACCTGAATGTTAATAACGTAGTACAAAGATCCGAAATACGGGTTTTGCTTTACTGGAAGGCCTTTCAGCAGCCTTCTCCTGTTTCGCTCGTTCCAGCGGATCCGCTTCCGTAGCATCCGACGAGGAGGATCACGTTCTTCCACGGTTCCACCAAATTCATCACAGAGCTTCTGCAGATATTCGTAAATTGAAGTCTTCTCCAGTTTTTCTTCCTGGTCGAAGAACTCCATCAGCCTCTTTGCCGTTTCATCTGAAAGTGTCCATGCCATATCCGGTGGCGCTTCCAGCGGAGGAAGGCAGTCGTGTTCTTCCGGATCTTCGCCATCTGCTAACGTTGCCTCCGGGATGCTGCCAGGGAGAATGTACTCCTTGCCATCGTCCCCGCGTAAGGCATACGTCAGGTCATCCATTCCGATGATGTTTCCATCCTCATCCATTGGTGGCATTCTGTTCACCGCCTTCTTGTTTGATCGGCGTGATCTTCACGCTTTTGAATTCCTTTGCAATCTTTTCTGCCAGCTCACGCTTCGCTTCAGCCTCCTTGAGACTGTTAAAAAATACTGTGGCGTGAGCCTGGTATGAGGCGAGGAACACGCCCAGCTCATACGCTTCTCCGGATGCGATGATACCGGATGAAACCTGCAGCATCACTCCAGATCACCGTCCTTGGCCTCATACATCCGGAGCCGTTCCCGCAATTCTGCCGCCTGGATTGCGATGAAGTATGTTGTCCCGACCGAACATCCGCTCATGGAACACTCCAGGAGACGATCTCCCGTATTATCGATATCATCTTCTTCAATTTCGTTCTGAGTCATGTAAAAGAGGCAATCATGTCTCTCGCACATCCGATTGGTAAAATCGATCAGCGTGCAGTCTTCTCCATCATCGCCTCCGCCACGGATCCAGACTTCCTTGTCCTTCACGTAAGCCAGGTTGAACATGACTTCTGTATTGTTCTGCGGGTCATCTGTCACTAAACGTTGCATTCTCTGTTCACTCTCCTTACGTTTCCTCCGACACAGACACAGCCATCCGGATCATCATTGACAATCTCAATCGGATATCCGTACAGCGTTGGAGGACTATCGTCCGCATGGATGATTACCAAATAGCTTGCTGCTTCTATGAGGGCATGCCATGCTCTGCCGGTTAATGTGATCTTGTCCGGATAGATTCCGGTTTTTTCCGTATACTCATCAATACCCTCATGGATCTGCCTCAGTATGTCTGTCATGATTGGCCTCCTTACGCGAACATTCCAGGAATCTTCCTGTTCTCGAACTTCTTGTAAGCATCCAGGTACCATTCCTTTTTGTCCCCGTTGTAGGTCAGCTCGTAGTACATGCCATCATTCAGATCGGTGCTGATCAGGTACTTCCAGTTCTGCAGGGCTTTGCACTTCCAGACGATGTAGGTTTCAAACTCTGGCTCCGGATCGCTCTTGTCCAGATGCTCCATGACATAATTCTCAACAATGATGATGGCCTCGTTATCCATGGTCTTCGTCTCCTTTCTAATCTGTGTTTGGTCGAGTTGGAGGTGGAGGGTTTCTTCTTTTGCTTTTAATCCAGCTTTCAAATTCGTCTGCGCATTCAGTACAGAAGTCAAACTCCAACGAAGGATACGGCTTACATTCACCGACTTTAATGTCTCTCCGTATGATTGATCCTCTGATAATCGGCCGCTCTGCTTTGAACATAGCTACATCGAATCTGCAAAGATGGATCTCTTTTCCGCATCGATCACAATATCTTCTGAGTTTTTCCTCTATTACCATTTTTCGTCTCCTTTTATTTTTGTTCTACCGTTGCGATGGCAGTTGCCACAAGTTCCATAAGCTCATAGATTGGATGATCTTTGAGATACTCAAGCATCTTGTCCATGAGTTCCTCCACCTTTTTGTCAGAGTACAAATTCAGCACTGCCGCATGTCTCCTTTCGGTTGTCTCCGGATAACCTGTCCCGCAGCACCTTAATCCGGAGGAAACTGTCAGTTCTGTTTGGCCGCTTTCTTGGCCAGGGCTTCTCTGCCTGCCGGTGTCCGGATGAAGATGGCCACGCACCTGTAAGCTGTCTGCAGGCATTTCGGGCACAGATTAAACCGGACCACAGGCTCCACAAAGTCATTCTTGAATTCGTACAGCGGCCCATTGTAGGAGCAGCTGTCACATTTTCCAGCGTTCATGATCTCACCCCTTGTATTTCTTCAGCGAGCCGACAATCGGATTGAACAGCCAAAGCTCGCCTTCAACCTTATCGGCCACCATCTGCGCGTCATCCACGTTTCTGGTGGCCCATGCATCATAGGGACTGGTTGTCCATCTCAGCTGCCAGTTGCAATCCAGGCACTGCAGGTATTCTCCGTTCTTTTTGACGATCAGCTGAGTCTTTTCCCGAAGTTTCCGGATGGTCTCTTCGCTCATTTGATCTGTTCGTCCTCCGGTACCTGCAGAGCATTCCGGATCCTTCCCAGGCCCATCTTGCTCCGGATATATTCCCTGATCCCGGCCATGGCGTATTCCCGGTTAGCCCGGCACTGCTTCCTGCAGTAGTTCCTCCGCCGGCACATATCGCAGATCCCGCCGCGCTTCCACTGGTCACTCCGTTCGTTCATGCAGTTATCGCATACCTGCTGGCCTTCCGGGATGACCGCTCCGCAGCAGACGCACCTCTCTTCCGTTGCCATGATCAGCCCTTCTTTCTGTCGCTCTTCCGGCGCTTCCGGAAAGAATCTGCAGCCGGGCAGGTGGCGAAGTGGCTGATATAGCCGATTCCTGTGGCCTTCTGCGGGTCTTCCGGAATACAGCCGGAAATCACTTCGCCGTTCGGCGTCACGATCTTCAGATCGCCGCCGGCCTTCTGCTCGTAGGAAATCTGTTCCGCATTGCAGGGGATCGTCTTCCCGGCCACGGACTTGATGAAAACAATATTCGCTCCGCATCCGCGGCATTGAGTCACTCTCAGGTTTCCGTTCATGGTTCTTCTCCTTTACATCGTTTTCAGAATCCAGACGATAAACAGTACTGCCAGTACAATCCAAAGCCACATCATTTCCGCTTCCACCTCCGGTATCTGATCTTCCACCAGATGGTCGGCGTGAAGTGAGGGCAGCTCTCGGAGCACCGGTTCCGGATGGATCCATCCCGCTTGCAGCGGCATTTCCATTTGCCGTTCGTCTGCTTCACTTCCTTGAAGAACACGCAGGGCTTCATCATTTCTTGGTTTCCTCCTCTCTGTTTTCACGTTTCAGATACCTCTTGACCAGCATTCTGACCGAATCTTCGCTGTTCTTTCCTCCGGCGAAGTCCGCAACCTCCTGCCAGCTCATCAGATCCAGGAATCGGAGCTGCATGATCAGCCTTACGTGCAGATCCGGAACTGATTCGACATAACTTCGAAGCTCGTTCCTGGCGGCTGTGTACTGCTTTCTCCTCTCTTCCAGTTCGTTCTTCCGGTCCACGAGCTCGGGGACGCCTTCCCCGAGCTTATCGTGGGCACCGGGAGCATGAGGCATTCCGGTGAGGGAAGGAGATTTCACGCCCAGACGTTCCTCGATCAATCTGATCTCGTTCATATCCCGCTCTATCAGCTTTGTCAGATTGTGCAGCTGATAGAGCTCCTTCATGGTCATGTCTCTCTTCCACCTCCGGATGCAGTTACTAAGCGTCTGTCAGGTCTCCGTTCGCCGGAGATCATTCGTCCTCGTCGTCCTCGTCCTCGTCATCCTCCATGTCAAACATGGAAGTCTGACCGTCCAGCGGACGCAGGCCATAGCTGCCGTCGTTGTCGGTCAGCTCGTATTCGCCTCCGAATTCGCCGTCCTGGCTGTTCTCCAGCTTCACGGTATAGCCGACTTTCCACTTGAATTTCGGCACTTCCGCATCCCGGTAATCCTTTTCTGTGGTCACCGGAACCTTATCCAGGGTAAACTCGGTCTTGAGCGTCACGGAACCTTTGGACACGCCCAGTTCCTTGGCCTTGGCCAGGGCCTCCTGCATCTTTTTCGTCCAGTCTCCCTTCATTTCGCTGAAGGTGCTGCTTGCCAGGCTGATCGGGATAATCTGCTCTTTCATGGTTTTCGTTCTCCTTTCATTCATCAGGTTCACCAAAGTTACAAAAATCATCCGGATTCTTTCTCCGGTTGTGAATCATGCAGTACGGCATGGTGGAGTTTCGCTCTGTCGCACTCCTGCACTGTCCGCACCGGGTAATCAATACGGCCTCCACAGGCCGGCAGTGTTCCGCGTCAGAGATGGCGAAGTCGATGGCTTCCCGGTAACCGGCCCGGAATGAGCTCGGTTTCCACTGATCCGTCCTGGACCGCAGCTTGTAGAGCTTCGCCTTCATCTCATCGCGGCTTATGGCGTCTCCCACGTTCTTCCACCTCTTCCAGTAACGTATCGACAATCCGGAATTCCAGGTTCGCCGGGCAGCTGGCCACATACTGATCCAGGTCAAGACGTTTATCCGATCCCCACAGTCTGCGCCAGGCACCGCTCCACATGATTTCCAGCTGATATCGATACTTTTTCTCGGCCATGATCAGGCCTCGGCTTTCTTGTCCAGCAGGCTTCCGACCGTCACAGATCCTGGAAGGAACCGCTGGCCGCACATCACGCACTGCGTTTCGCAGTAGACCAGCTCCCTGCAGCGGGGACAGCAGGGTAAATTCTTCGGTCCTCTGACATACGACCTGAAGGCGATTTCCAGTGGTTTCCGGTGTTTGCCAATGAAGAACCTGATCCTTCGCCTTAAAACCAGCAGAAATACCTTCATGCGTCCAAAGAGAGTAATTTCCCTCGGTCTCATTCGTTTTCACCTTCTTTCGGTTTTTCTTCGTCCAGGATGACCTTCACGTACGGCACTTCCGCGTAGTTCTTTTTGCTCAGCATCGTCACGATCTGGCAGTCATCCTTGTAGGCAACGCCGTTCAGCGCGTCCAGCACGGCCTTGGCCATGTTGTCCAGGTCCGGTTTCTTTGTCGGAAAGATCTTCCTGGCAAGCATCTGAACCTTGTTCTTCTTCGTCTCGCTCTTCGGAATCGGAAGGCCGAAGTAGATCCGCGCCCTCATCGGGTATTCCTCGGGAACGTTGCCGTTCTGCTTGATCCATGCGGCCCGGATTTCCTTCTCGTAGGCCTCCGTGGTCTTCGGAGTGAAGATCCGGGCATGTCCTCCGATGATCGCTGCCCTGGGCCGCTCCTTCGGCTTGGGAATGATCGTCATACTCAATCGCTTTTCCATTCACATTCCTCCAGTCAGGTCAAACATCAACTGTCCTTCGCTCATGCTTCGTTTTGTCTTCTGCGCCGTTTTGAGCCCAAAACCGGAAGTGATTTGCTCATCCTGATACGTTTTTTGCTCACTTTGCTCCGTTTTTGGCCCTTCTTGCGCCGCTTTCGCTTCAACTGTGATCTTCTCCGGGATTGCTTCCGGAGTGGCCGGACGGCCCTCCTGGAAGCTCTGCAGGATGCGATCCATTCGCCAGGCGAATAATCTTCCGGACCAGATCGGGGAGTAGAACATCGGCAGGTACCAGGTGTTCGGCCCACCGTTACCGGTCAGAATCGGCCCGGTCTCCGGATTCATCAGGGCGTCTCCGATCCGGATCCGTCCCGCGCATCCGATCAGCGCCAGCTGGATGAAGCACATCATGGCCACCGTGCTGTCGATATCTCCGGCCACAAACAGCGCCGATTGCTGATAATTGATTCCCATCTGATACAGCCTTTCGGCTGCCGCAATCAGCGTAGCGCCGGCACCGCAGGCACAGTCATTGATGCTGATCCATCCGCGCTCATCCAGCTGCTGCCGCACCATCTCTTCCGGCATGGCCATGGCTGCCATTGCCTGGCAGACTCCGAAGGGAGTGAAGCACTGCCCGTGGGCCTTGCTTCCCATGTTCAGCTCCATGTACATCCCGCCGAGGAAGTCCTGGAACGGGTTGCGTTCCAGGCTCTCCACCAGCAGGCAGAACACTTCACCGAACCGGCTGAATTCATCTGGCTTGTACCGGTCGCGGATCCGGATGTAATCCTTCTCCCGCTTTTCCCGGTTGTTCAGATCCACGGCGTTGGCCAGCTCAATGGCGAACAGGTTCACCATGTCGTTCCAGCGCTCCCAGAATCCGTTCCAGTTGCAGATCCCGTTGAAGGCCTTCACGAAAGCCCTGGCGTCTGTTCCGCGGACTGTTCCGGCGCTCATGCTTCCGGATCCTCCTGATCTTCCTCGGCCAGGGCCTTCTGCATGTCCTTGAAATACTTCTTCGGGTTCTTGATAAACGGATGTGTGCCTTTCTGCAGACTCTTTTCAAAGTCGCTCATCTGGTACCCGAGCCTGGTCATGAACTCATACACCTTATCAAGCTCTTCGCTCTCAACATGCGCTCCGTTGTAATCGCTTACGTAGTTGGCCATGCTATAGGAAGCACCGCCGCATACACCTCCGCAGACAGCCCAGGCCAGGAGCACCGCGTCCATGTTGGCTCCACGGCGTTCGCACTCCGTTTCAAAGGACTCCGCTCCGCGCTTCTGCCGTTCTTCGTAGTGCTCTACCGGAATTCCCATGATCTCCCGGACAAGCTGGCCGCTCATGCTCGAGGATCCGTAACCGTCCGTGAAGGCCTTGTTCTTCCAAAGGAATTCTTCCACCAGTTTCCAGAACTCAGTGCGCTCCTTCGCGTTCTTGAACCGGAACTTCCGGATGAAGCTGTAGCGCAGCTCTGCGGCTTCCTTGTTCAGGAACGTGGCATGTTCTTTCAGCCACCGCATCCATTCGCGGTTGTCCTTTTCCTCAGCCTTGCGCTTCTTGGCTTCCTCGTCGATCTTCATCAGGGTGATGTTCCACGGGACGTCATCTGCGGCGATTCCGTATTTGATGCCTTCTTCCGGTTCCGGAATCGGATCCGGATCGTCTCTGTCATCGAACCGCCAGGTGTGAACCGTCTCCCAGGTATCGCTCCACCGATCCTGATCTTTGCACTTCCGGGCCTTCGGGTAGACCGCCTGGAGCTTCGGAAGGAATTCCTCCCGCCATTTCTTCATGTTCTGGCTCCGGACAGCGTTTGCGATGGAGTAGGAGAAGTTGTTTGTTCCGAAGCTCTCAAGCACCTTTTCCTGATCGGCGGGATCTTCCAGCTTCGTCACCTCGAGCAGATCCAGCAGGGACGCTCCCTTTTCACAGGCCTTTTCAAGCTGTTTCTTCGGCAGCGTTCCGATTGTGGCCCGTCTCCGGACAGTGGTTTCACTCAGACCTGTACCCTTGGCAATTTCCGGAAGCGTCATGCCGAGCTGCTGCATTTTTCCGATGCCGTTGATCTGATCAATCACCGTCAGATCCGTCCGCTGCATGTTCTCGGCCATCATGGTCTGCAGGGCCTGCGTCAATGACATGTCAGCAATTCTGCAGGGGAGCTCAACCAACCCGGCCAGCTTTGCCGCTTCAAGGCGGCGGTTTCCGATCACAACCAGGTACTTTGCTCTTTCAAGATCCGGAATAACGGTCAGATTCTGCATGATTCCCTGCGCCTTGATACTCGCGGCCAGCTCGGACACATCGCCCAGGTCAGCTCTCGGATTATCCGGATGATGCTCAAGGTCTCCGATCGGAATCATCTTGATCTCATTCATTGGTATCCTCCTTCTCATGGTCATGGTCGCAGTTGAACTCACAGTGTTCGCAGTCACCCTCGCAATCCGGGCTCACGGTGAAGCCCATCTTTCCGGCGCCAGGGTAAACAGTGATGCAGACCTTCTCCGGATCTACGATGACGGAGAAGACGCCTTCGGTGTCTTCCTCGCAGAAGTCCGCTTCATCCACCAGCACCTCAAAGGTTTCCGGCATCTTCTCGTGAAGCAGGATGAGGGCCTTCTTCGCGACTTCCTCAACAGCGGAAATCGTTGCCTTCTTCTCGCCGAAGGGGGCTGTCCACAGTTCCAGGTCTCCGATAATGATCTTGGTGGCTCCGTTGTTCGTGTTTTCCATTGTTTTCGTCTCCTTTTCGTTTGTTTGTTCTGTTATTTCAATCCGAGCTGCTTAATGGCAAGCTGCAGTTCATCAATCAGCACAAACCATTCAGCCACGGTATAACCGCAATCGGTGAACGGTCTTGGTATCCCGGTGAACAGCATTCTGTCATCAGCGAGCTTTTCATAGGTACCCATCTCGCCCTGAAGAGTCCGGAGTTTCAGCTCCTTGATCGGTACTTCCTTTATCGAAAGTTTCCTCATTGATATCTCTTCCGGTCCGTCGGTCATAGCTTCGTTATCGTCCCATTTGATAGGGCCGCCCTGTCTTTCCGGCTGGCAGCATGTGGGAGAGGGTTTGTCCATCTTTTCGTATTCCTTGCCGCCGAAAAACACACGGTTAACAGCCTCTTTCAACTGTTCCGGAGGTTCTCCCAGGTCAAAAGTCTCTGGCTCTTCATCGGATACCCGGCGCAGCTTGGCGTAATACGTGCTCAGGTTCCCAGGTAACCGGCCCTGATTCAGACCGTGCTTATTCGCCCAGGCCCTCAGATCTGTCCATGCCTGATTCGGATTCGCGTAGCCCTGCTCTTTCAGCCAGGCAATAGGATCGCCTTTCTCCGACAGAACTTTCAGAACTCCGTCCAGCATCTCCTTACGATCTCTTCTCAACTCGTTTCCCTCCTTTCTTTTTCCTTCGGTCAGTTGGTTTGTGTTCCGGTTCAGATACTGTCTCTGCAGGTTGTACCAGGTTGCCCGGGGCGAATAGCTCGGCCAATTCACCTCGATATAACCCAGCACATCGCCGCCTTCCTTTTCGATCTCCAGGCACTTCATGGCAAAGGCCTGCTTTTCAGCATCCGTCCTCATTCGTTTGGCTCCTCTTTGCTCAGTGGTAGGAATCGCATGTGGTCACCGTCAAAGGCAATGTAGAAGATGCCCTTCCGGCCCTGCCGGTTCTTGTCCACGTTCACGTAGATCAGCTTCATGCCGCGGTCCCCGAGGTTCTTGTGCAGTCTCCGGAGATCCTCATTCTTCAGCTCGTCCACGTCCGGATCATGCAGCAGGAGGAAAATGTTCGCGTCCTGCTCAATGGCTCCGGATTCCCGGGCATCGTTCATGGTCGGCGGCCGCTTTTCTTTCGCGTTCCCGCGGTTCAGCTGGGACAGGGCGATGATCGGGATGTTCAGCTCCTGCGCCAGGCGCTTCAGTCCACGGCTGATGTCGGATACCTCCTCCTGCCGGTTGCTCCGCTTCTTACTGCCCTCGAGCAGCTGCAGGTAGTCCACACAGATCAGGTCAATCCCGCCGTTCTCGTACAGGTAGAAGGCAGCTTTCCGGATGTCCTCAACGTTGTAGCCTTCCGTGCTGTAGAAGATCTGTTTGTTTCCCAGCAGGGCAACGGATTCGGCAAGCTTGATCCATCCTTCCGGGCTGATATCTCCGCTGGTAATCTCGCTCAGATTCACCATGCTCGCGGAGGCGAATTCACGTTCCATCAGCTCGTTAACCTTCATTTCCAGCGAGATGTAGAGGACCCGTTTGCCCTGCTTCGCCGCGTTCATGCAGATCGTCATGGCGAAGATGGATTTTCCGACAGAGGGCCTGGCGCCGATGATCATCAGCTTCGATCCGTACAGGCCGCCGGTCATCTTGTCCAGCGGTCCAAGTCCGGTCTTGATCCGGTTTTCCGGTTTCCCTTCGCGCTTCTGCGCTTCGTCCAGCATCTCGTAGGTCAGCATGATGGCTTCTTCCTGGGAGATCAGCTTGACGCTGCCGTTATGCTTCACGTCCCGGATCGTCAGCGCTGCGCTTTCCCGGATCTCATCCACGGTCTTTTCGATATCTGCAGATGAAGAAATCAGTGATTCACCGATGGCTTTCAGCCTCCGGCGGCCTGTGCATTCCCGGACGAGCCGGATGTAGCTTTTCACATTCGCCGTTGTGGGAACGAAGTTGATCAGCTGCATCAGGTAGCTCGGATCAATGATCTGATCCCGGTTTCCTTTCTTCAGCTCCGTGTACATCGTGACCAGGTCAACGGGACTTCCGGCCTTCGACAGTTCCTTCATTACAGCCAGGACGATGCGGTTCTTTTCCTCCGTGAATTCGTCCAGGTCCATTTCGACTGCCAGCTTCAGCGCCTTCTGGTCCTGCAGGGCCGCGCCCAATACGCTGGTTTCTGCTTCAAGATTTCTGTATGCGTCCATATCACCACCCCATGAAAACGTGATCCTTCGGCAGAAGCGGATCCGTTTCTGCCTTCTTCTCTCCGGAGGAAATGTTCTGGCAGCACTTCCGGAGGTAGCTCAGAACGGTTTTGCCCTGTTCCACACAGGCGCTGATCCCGGCCAGAACGGTTTCCTTTCCGAAATCCGCATACAGGCCGATGATCTTGTCATAGGTGGCCTGATTCTTCGGGAATCCGGCGGCTTCTGCCGCGTCCAGGATCTCGTTATGATCTTCCTGGATCTGGTGAAGATCGCCGGCATCGAAAGGTTGAGGATAAGGAGGCTCTTCTTCTCCTTCTTTCTCTATCTCTATCTCTTTCTCTATCTCTCCGTTACACAAACGTTTCACTGGCGTTTCACTCTTGTTACTTTGTAACGCCTTCTGTTTCTCCCGATACTTACGAACCCTTGCAGCGCTTGAGTTTTCGCTTCCTACGTTCTCGACCGCGTATGGGAAATAGAAGGCTTCGTTGTCGGAACTCTCTGCCAGACCGCAGTGGGTGAGATAGATCAGGGTGGCCGCCACATCGTCTGCCTGTTCATCCAGATCCAGCGCCAGCTCATCAGCGATGCTGTTTTCCAGATGATCGAATTGAATGATTCCGTCATTCTTCATGGCCTTCAGCTGCAGCTTGAGATAGATGATCGTGTACGTGTCACCGCCGGCCATGTTCCGGAGCTTCTTGATCCGTTTGGACTGGAAGAAGTCTTCCTTCAGCTTCAGCCAGAAATAACGCTTCCCCGATGACATTGCAGTTCACATCCTTTCACTGGGGCCGGAGGCGAATTCCGGCCCCGAGATGGTCATCAGAAGGGGAGCTCGTCAGTCTCCACCGCGGTAAAGCCCTGCGGTGCAGGCTGTGCCGGCTGCTGAACCGGCGGCGCACTATACTGCATCTGCTGCTGTTGCGGATACTGCGGGGCAGGAGCCGCATACTGCTGAGGCGCAGGAGCGTAGCCTTGCTGCGGAGCGTATCCCTGCGGCGCGTATTGGGGCGCAGGAGCCGGAGCAGGCGCCGGACTGGCGTATCCCTGGGCGGCTTCCGGAGCAGCTCCCTGGGCGTCTCTGGGCGTCAGGAACTCAACTTCATCAGCTGTCACTTCGAGACTGGCCCGGGTAATGCCATCGTTCCCGGTATACGTTCTCACGCTGACCGGTCCAATAACACAAACCTTCCTGCCTTTGGCCAGGTACTTGGAGCAGTTCTCGCCGAGCTCCCGCCAGGCAGAAACCCGGAAGAAGTCCGCTTCGGCCTGCTGGCCGTTGGCCTTCTGCTGTGCGCTCAGCTTCCGGTTGACGGCTACCGTGAAGTCGCACACGTTGATGCCCGTCTGCGTGGTCCGCAGTTCCGGATCCCGCGTCAGGTTTCCGATGATCGTCAGCTTATTCATCCAGCTTTCCTCCTTTCGATACCAGGTATGCATTCATGCCGGTAACCGCCATCACAAGGGAATCGTTCACCCGGCTGTAGGATTTCTTGGCGTCGATGTTGGCCTTGATGTCGGCAGCGATGATATCCAAAGCCGCGGCCTTGCTGACCAGCATTTCGTAGTGATCCACCGGCATCGTGACCAGGCCGACTTCCTCCAGGATGGCTTCCTCTTCGGTAATCACATCTTTATCGGTGTAGTTGGGGTTGGGATATCCGCGCTTGATATCGCTCATGGTCTGGTTCTCCTTTCACAAATAGTTTTTTCTGATCAGCCGCATCCACATATCATGCGAATACAGCGCTTCAAACTTCCTTTGGGCCTCCTGCTTCAGCTGCAGGTTCTTCTCACGGTCGTACTGGGCTCCGTTGTTCCCGGTGTGGTGATCATTGCAGAGCCACACCTTCAGCCCGTACTTCTCGCTGATCCGGCGGTTGGCCGTGCCGGCGAAGATGTGATGTTCCTCGAGCCTGGCCCTGGCTCCGCAGAACCAACATTCTTTCTCGGTCTGCAGAATCGAATTAGCCATCTGTTTTCCCTCCGTGAGCAGCTTCGTATTCGGCCCACTTCGCTTTCATCCTGGCCAGCTCTTCCGGAGTTTCCGTTTCTATTCCCAGATCCTTTGCTTCCCGGATCGCTCCGTCTATCACTCTGGCCATTTCCTTGGTATCCATCTTGTGGCTGTCCTTATAGACCTTCCACATGTTGCAGGTAACGCCGTTGACTACTCTCTGGTCGTACAGGACGGCGTATTTGTAATACTCGGTCGCGTCCACGTCCTTCGGCAGGATGAACATCAGGTACTTTCCGTCAGACGTCCTCGCCAGCGGTCCGTAGCTGGTGATCAGCCTGGCCTTGACTTCGTCCTCGGTCTCCGGCGTTTCGGCAGCAATCTTGTTTACCAGCACATGGAAGTAGCTGTTCGCGTTCTTGCTCCGGAGCTTCCGGTGCTTCTTGATCTCGATGTCGCAGTCATACTTGGCCAGCTCATCGAACCTGTCACCGTCAATCTTTTCCCTGGTGAAGAAGGTCACGATCCACCCGGATCCGTCACGGCTCCGATACATCTCCTTCAGCCGGCCGATCATCCGCGTTCACCTCTTCCTTGTCCACATGGCCATGCAGGTAAACATACCTGCCGGTCTGTCCGATGTTCCGGAAAATGAAGTCATCGCATTTCGCCTTGGAAAGGTGCGTCCGGAGCACCCGCATTTCGTATGCGTACTCGCCGGCGGCCTTCTTCTCTTCGATCTTTCTCCGGATCTCTTCATCCTCGTAGTTACACTCCAGGAGGTACAGGTCGTAGTGGTGGGCCGTGATCCCTGCCAGGCTGTTCGTATCGGTGGCGTAGATGGCCTTTCCTCCGGGGAAATGGAGCTTGTATCCGCAGTTCAGCACATCGTGGACCAACGGGAAAGGGATCACGTTGCAGATCCCGTATCCGTACATCGTTCCGGTTTGCAGAACGTCAATCTGCCTTCTCGGTACTCCGGCATCCACCAGGGGTTTGATCATCCAGGAACAACCGCCGAAGCGGAGCAGGGGCCTTTCGGCAGCCATGCGCCGGATCGTGGACGGTGTGAAGTGGTCGCTGTGAATGTGTGTCAGCAAAACCAGCTTCAGATCCCGAATGTGCGGTTCGATCATTCGGTATGGCACTCCGCAGTCAATCAGCACCGACTTGCCGACAATCACCGCGTTTCCCCTGGATCCGGTGGAAATCACTTCATGACTGATCATTACAGGTCAGCCAGGTTCACGTTCTCGACCACCTGAGCGGCCTCGGGCTGTGTCGGTACCGACTGCGCCGGCGCTTCTTCCGGAGTACCGATGAACCCTCCGCTTTCACCCATCTGGATGAATTTGGAGTCCTGGACAAAGCCCTGCTGCATCTCGATGGACATGATGCCCCAGCGGGAGATCAGCTGACGGAGCAGCGTCTTCTTGGCCATCTCGTCGAAGTTCTTGTACCAGAAGCTGGAGAACTTCCACATATCCTCCTGCGGGATCTGCCCGGCCTCCAGCTGCTTCATGGCCGCTGCGGAGAATGCCGGGGAATACTGGTCGGCATGGCTCATCATCTTCGCCTTTGACCAATACAGTGTTTTCCGGAAACCGTTCAGATATTCGAAGTAGGCCATGTAGCCGATCACCGGCCGGCTTTCCCGTTCCTCATCGTCTTCGATGAACTGGAACCGGGGCTTTCCGGTGGATGGATCCTTTCCCAGGTACTCGCCGTCATGGATCTCCATGACATCAATGTCCTGGTACTGGCCGCTCCGGATCGCCAGCTGAATGTAGCCCTTGAAGCCGAGCACGAACTGTGCGCGTTTCTCGGAATAGGCCATCCACTTTCCGTTCTTGTCCTTCACATGGTTTCCGGCTTCGTCCAGAATCCACGCGGTGCTGCCGTCCGGATTCTTCAGCTTCTGCTCGAAGGGCACCAGGTAATACTGGCCCAGCTGCGGGGAAGGGCTGAGGTTCAGGCTCTCGCCCAGCAGGGCACCGGCCAGGATCGTCCCGGGAGTGCAGTCCTGCAGCTGAGGGTTCACGGCAACCGCAGACGTGATCGCGGCCACAAAGCGCCGTGCGCGTTCCGGATCGCCGAGGGTGTTGTTGATCAGGTTCTTGTATCCTTCCGTGGAGATAGCCACGGAAAACTTCTGTTTCTGGGTAGCCGGCACATTAGAGCTGCTCATAGTCGTAACCTCCGTCCGTCAGGAAATTCTTAAGAGCCCGGAGCTTTTCCAGATTCGCCGTCACCTTGAAGGTGGTGGAATAGATCGGCTCCTGGGATACCGCTGTTTCCGGATCCGGCATCTGCACCGGTGCGCTGACCGCTTCCGGAGGGGCTTCCTGCTGGATGGCCTCCTGGATCGCCGCGGCAGCTGCAGCCTCTTCGGCCTTCCGTGCTTCCATGGCCGCCAGCGCCGCTTCGCGTCTGGCCTTTTCTGCTTCAATGGCCTTGTGCCGTTCGTCCACGATCAGCATGGATCCGGACAGGTTGTAGGTCTTCCGGTATTCAGCCATGACCTCCGCGCCGGATTCCAGCGTTTCAATCACCTGCAGATCAGAAGCGATGCGGTCCAGGAATTCAGCGGCCTTCTTCCGGAGGGCCGTCTTGCTGTCGGAAAGCCCGACCTTGATCCCGGCCTTATCCAGGGAAACGAAGTCCTCAGCGATGTGCAGGCTTTCCCGGTACTCCGCGAAGTATTTGGCCAGGTCTTCTTCCTTCTGCCTCCGGAGGCCGTCCTCGACTTCGTTGATCTTCTGCCGGAGCTGGTTGTCGGCCCTGGCGTACAGATCGCCGGCACATTCCTTGTAGATCCCCTCGAAGCTCTCATACGGCTTGAGGATCTGGGCCTTGACTTCCTTGCGGCGCTTTTCAAGCTCCTGGTATTCCTTGTTCAGCTCGCTGCGGACCTTCTTAATGTCCTTGTACGTTTCCTCGGTGCAGACCAGGGAAAGCGCCAGCTCGACACGTTCTTCGATGCTCTTTTTCACAGCCTGCAGCTGATCTTCGATCACCGGCAGCTGCTTAATGACAATCAGGTTGTTTTCCACGTTAATCCTCCTTCTGTTCGTCTTGCCATTCCCAGGCATCTTGTGTCCGGACGCACTGATCGCATCCGAACACGTCTCCGTCTTTGTCCTTGTAGATGGTTTCGCACTCTTTCCCGCAGATCGGACAGACAGGATCGGGGCCGTCATCGTAGGGCGGCATGCCGTACATCTCTGCTTCCCGGATCCAGGGCGCGTCTGGCAGATCTTGCATTTTTGACCTCCTTTCGTTAGAATGGCGTTGGTTGTTTTCATCTGGGACCGTTCCCGTGCCACCGGGGCGGTCCTATTCTTGTGTCAGGTCAACCCTGATCACGCGCCCTCCGATACTGTTTGCGAGCTTTGCGGCATCTCTTCTGCTGGTGAACATCATGGCCCGTCTCTCCAGTCTGGTGATCACCAATCCGGGAGTCTGCGGCAATCCGCTTTTGTTCTGGTACCCGGCGAAGGTCTGACCCAGGCCGGCGATGTAGCTTGTGCCGACCATCACGTACCAGCGCGGCCGGAAGTCCGGCATTACAGTGACACCAGCCACAGCACGACACCTCCAACCAGCCCGGCCAGCGTTCCGATCACAGCCCACAGGGCCCTGCGTCCGGCAACCTCTTCCGGAGTCATCTGCACGTAGTAGACCGGTCGGCCGTGAAGGCCAGGGTTCCGGCGGTATCCTCTCTCCCTGCGGTAGTGAACCTTCTTCATCGGATCATCCACCCCGCAATCCACAGGGCCGCCATGGCAACCATGGCCAGCGCGTAGCATGCCTTTTCCAAGCGCTTCCGGATGATCTCCTGCCGGGCCTGCTGTGTCTCAATCCTCCACTGCAAGTAGGATCTTGTGTCCATACTCTGCCTCCTTCCTGGCCTGTCTGGCCTTCGTCCTTTCTTCCAGTGCTTCCCGGGCGCCCGGTTGCTTCAGATACTCCCGAAGGCCCTCAATGATGGACTGGCCGAGCTGTTTCCCGGTCTCCTCCGGTGTCTGTTTGATGTCGAAATCCATGTCGGTCTCCTTTCGAGTCGTATGTCATGCGACTTCACGGGCAAAAAAAATCAAGAGGGCTTCATCGTCCGACAGTTGCAGGATGTGCACCAGCTGTTGGGCATCCTTCACCGTCAGGCCTGCGCCGTTCTTCGCCAGCTTTCTGTAGAGCGTTGATTTGTCAATGCCCATCTTTGCTGCGACTTCAACGACGCTGGTCTTCAGCTCCCTGATCTTCCCGTGAAGCTTGTCAACGTTCACGAACATGCTGCTTTTCACCTCCTTCCCGGTGTCGTACCCCGTGCGACTGGCTAAAGCATACTCCAGACTGTTCGCCTTGTCAACAACTTTTTTTGCATGGCGTACAACTTTTTGACGAAAAAGCGCGAAAAAGCAGTTGCATATTTGCGAAAGCCATGGTAAAATAAAGCATCGGAAGGAGGTGAATACCTGGTGTCCAAAGTTGCGGAGAGGATCAAAGAGTGCAGGGAAGAACATGGTCTGAGTGCCGACGAGCTCGGCCGGATCATCGGAAGGGACCGGTCAATGATCTTCAGATATGAGAAGGACGAGATCGGAAACATCCCGATCAACGTGATCCACGCCATGGCCGTTGCACTCAATGTGAATCCTGCTTACCTGATGGGGTGGTCAGATGACAAAAACCCTCCCGAAACAAAAGAGCCCGTCATCCAGCTGGATGACGAGCACGCGGGACTCATTGCGAGGTATGACGCTCTGGACAAGAAACGGAAGGATCAGCTGATGGCTTTTCTGCAGTTTCTAGAGTCCGGGACAGGGCGGTGATGAACCACCGCCTTGTTTCGGCGTCCAGAGATTTCAGTTTTTCATAGATCTCCTGCGCTTCGTTGACTGTCATGGAAAAGACTCCTTTTTCAGTTTTTCCACGCCGGCGGGGTTAGGAAGATTATAACCGAAATCGGAAGAAAATTCAGCGTTTTGGAAGATTATTCCGGGAGGCGTAAGACTATGCGGAAATCTGTAATTGCGATACTACTGGTTGTGGCGTGTCTGTTCTGCGGACACTACGCCATTGCTGAAAAGTCCTTTGAGGAGCTGGATGCTGAATTCGACGCGCTGATCGACAAGTCAAAAAGGCTCCAGGCGCTTGAGGACGTCATCATGAACGGACTGACGATCTATCCGGACAAAAGCTGGGAAGACGAATACGCTATGGATGCCTACACCGTTGTCCCTGTAATCAAGGACAGAGACGATGGAAAGCAGTATGCCGGAATGCCGTTTCTGATCACCGGAACGCTCCTGGATATCAAAGGATACGGCATTGACTTCCAGCTGGATGACGGGCGGTATGCCATCATTTCTTTCAGCGAATACGATTTCGACACGGAGCAGATGATTGATTTCGGAATGTACCCGACCAGGAAGGGGAAGCGCTTCAATATCTTCTGCACCTTCAAGTCTTTCGGATATGAGCTGCTCTCTCCGGAGACATACCATTTCACAGCCACCTGCACTGAGCAGGCGAAGACCCTTTGCGAGAAACGGGGAAAGTAAATGGGCAACGCGGTCATTTATGCCAGGTATTCCTCTGACAACCAGAGGGACGCCAGCATTGATCAGCAGGTAAAAGAGTGCAGCCACTATGCCATGCAGAAGGGACACAAGATCGTCCGGACATACAGTGACTGCGCCCTGACGGGGAAGACCGATAAGCGGCCTTCCTTTCTGCGGATGATCAGGGATTCGGCGAAGCGGGAGTTTGAATATGTCCTGGTCTATTCGCTGGACCGCTTCAGCCGGAACAAGTACGATTCGGCCATCTATAAACAGAAGCTCCGGGAAAACGGCGTCACCGTGCTGTCGGCCATGGAGCATCTGACGGACGATCCGACAGGCCATCTGATGGAATCCATCCTGGAAGGCTTCGCGCAGTATTACTCCGAAGAACTCAGCCAGAAGATCCACCGGGGACTGAAAGACAATGCGGAGAAGGCCATCGTCAACGGATCTGTTCCGCTCGGGTACCGGCGCGGAGCTGACGGCCATGCTGAAATTGTTCCGGAAGAAGCGGAGGTTGTCCGGGAGATCTTCCGGAGGGTCCTGGAGAAAGAACCGCTGATCCGGATTGCTGACGATCTGAACCGGCGCGGAATCAAAACAAAAAAAGGCGCTCACTGGAACAAGTCATCCTTCAACAGGATCCTGTCCAATGAGCGCTACATCGGGGTGTACCTGTACAAGGAACACCGGATAGAAGGAGGTTTCCCGATCATCGTGGATAAAGAAACTTTCGATTCAGCCCAGATCTACATCAAGGGAAAGCCGAAGGCCAGGGGCGGTACGGCCAGGCGAAAGTGCAAAGGCGATACGTACCTGCTCACCGGAAAGCTCTACTGCGGGGAATGCGATTCCCCGATGTCCGGGATCTCCGGGACGTCAAAGACGAATGACCTGCACTACTATTACCAGTGCACGAAGAAGCGGTACGAGAAGGGCTGCCACAAGAAGAATGTCCCCAGGGACCTGATTGAGCAGAAGATCACTCGCCAGATCATGGAGATTCTGAACGATGACGAGATTCTCGAATGGCTGGCCGACCGGGCCATGGAGCATCTAGAAAGCGAGCGGAACACCGCCGAGATTGAAGCACTCCGCGCCCGGCTGAAGGAGGCCACCAGGAAGCGAGACAACCTGCTGGACGCCATCGAGGATGCGGAGATGCTGCCGATCCTCAAAGACCGGTTGAAGGAAAGGCAGGAAGAGGTTCGCTTCCTGTCGGCCAGGGTAGAGGCCCTTGAGAAGCTGGCGTGGAACGACATCACGAAGGACATGATCCTCTCGTACCTGGAAACGCTCCGGGACGGTGACTATGAGGACAAGGCCTTCCAGGAGAAGCTGATAGATGCTTTCCTGATCCGGGCCTACGTCTTCGATGACGGCCGGCTGAAACTGATCTTTAACTGCACGAAAGAGCACAGGGAAGTCGAGATTTCCCTTGAGGAATTCAGCAGAAAGGAGGGTAAGGGAGAAGAAGACGCGAAAGTTCGTCTAAGCTCTTCACATCTCCACTCAACGTTATCCAGACGAACTTTTGAGATCTACATGATCAAGGGATACTTCGTCTGCGACGTCCCCAATGCCGTATAGGCAGAAAAGGGGCCAGTCTAAATTGACTGGCCTCTTTTTCGTGCTCCAAATTACCATATGCGGAATAATCTTACGGAATACGGAATAATCTTCCAAACGGTGCGCACAGCCTTCCGTTTTCTGGTATCATCCGCAGGAAGGAGCAAGGTCGCATGATCAGGATTTTACTCTCCGTCCGCTTAGGCGAAAAGCGGTGGACTCAGTCAACGCTGGCGAAAAAGACCGGGATTCGGGCAGCCACCATCAATGAGCTGTACAACGAAGTCACCGATCGGGTCAGCCTCCGGCAACTGGATCGCATCTGCCATGTTCTCGAGTGTGATTTGACGGATCTGCTCAAGAGAGATGGCCAGGATCCATTCAAAGAGACGGACCACCAAGCGAAGACCTGACCTTCAGCCCCGGAGTTGCAGCTCCGGGGTTTTTCTGTATCATACGGCCTTACCATCAGGGAAAACGATAAGGATCTGCGCTTCACCGCCGATCGCTTTGGCAATTGTCTCCCATTCATCCAGGGAGAACTTGCCTGTGGAAAGGCGCTTGTTCAGCAACTGCGGAGACCATCCGAGCCGTCTGGCCAGCTCCGCGTTGGAGATCCCAGCGTAAGCCAGGGCCATTTCCACCTTCTGTCTTGCCGTCATTGTCTCACCTCCTCCGGAGTATCATAAACCGTTTAGTTCAATTTGTCAAAAAGAAGTTTCAAAAAAAGTCAGAAAAAGTTGAAATAAATGGTTGACTTTATAAACCATTCGGTTTATACTCATGCTGTCGAAAGACACTGGATCCCAACAAAATCAAGGAGGAGACCACAATGACCACCATCAAGACTCAGAACTTCGGAATCGAAATCGAACTCACCGGGATTTCCCGTCCGGCCGCCGCTCAGATCATCGCCAACTACTACGAGACCAGGACCACCGGACACCGGGCTGACGGATACGATACCTACACCGCCACTGACCGGAAGGGCCGGACCTGGAAGTGCAGCCGTGACGTCTCCATCAATCCGCAGGTTCGCCGGGGCAGCCGGATCGTTGACCGGTACGAAGGCCGGACTTCCACGGATCTCCGTTGCGAAGTGGTCAGCCCGATCCTGCAGTATGAGGATATCGAAGATCTGCAGAACATCGTCCGGAAGCTGGTCGAAGGTGGCGCCCTGGCTAACGATTCCTGCGGAATCCACGTCCACGTTGACGGAGCCAACCACAATGCCGACAGCCTCATCAACCTGGTCAACCTCTTCACCGGACGGCAGGATCTGTTCTATGAAGCTCTGCAGAACGAAGGCCGTGCCGGCCGCTGGTGCCAGAAGACCAACAAAGAGATGATGAAGGCCATGCGGAACGGCGAACACACGAAGGAAGCCATCGAACGGCTGTACTACTCCCGGCTGAACAATGGCTACACCGGCGGTGTCGATCACAGCCACTACTGCGGTGCCCGGTACCGGGGCCTGAACCTGCATGCCCTGTACACGAAGGGAACGGTTGAGTTCCGGCTGTTCAACGGAACCACCCACGCCGGGAAGATCAAGGCTTACATCCAGTTCTGCCTGGCCATGAGTGCCTGGGCCATCAATACCGAGATGAAGCCCCTGTACTTCCGGGATTCAAAGAACCTGACCAAAGAGCAGAAGGCCGTGAACATGGAAGGCTTCCTGACAAAGCGCCTGGGGATGACCGGACCGGAGTTCAAGACCGCCCGGCTGCACCTGACCGCCGCTTTCCGTGAAGCTTGCTAAGAATGACAGCCCCGCCGGTCGGGCCAAAGGCCGGCAGAAAGGATGATTTCATGAAACTGTATCTCGCTTATGGATCGAACCTGAACAAGGCCCAGATGGCCCGCCGGTGCCCGGATGCTGTGCCGATTGCCACGACAGTTATCCCGAATCATCAGCTGGTGTTCCGGCGCGGAGTGCTCACGATTGAATTCAAGCCGGGTTCAACCGTCCCGGTGGCTGTCTGGAAGATATCAGCACAGGACGAACGGAACCTGGACGGATACGAAGGATTCCCGCATCTGTACCGCAAGCAGGATTTCCCGATCATTCTGAATGGCTGGAAGGACGGAAAGAAAGCCGTTGAAGAGAAGGTCGGTGAAGCCATGGCTTATATCATGAATCCTGGCAGGCCGATCCAGGCGCCCAGCATCACGTACATGATGACCTGCATGAAAGGCTATGATGACTTCGGGCTGGACATGACGCCGTTGTTTGAAGCCAAGGAGAGAGCTGAGAAAGGAGGCGATGCCTGATGTCAAATAAGGCCGTGATTCACTTCCGGAGCTGCGGCAGCTCCGGAAACATCTACTGGATCCTGGGAGCGGTCCGGATGCAGATGCAGAAGGAACGCCGGATCACAGACTACAATAACGCCTGGGAACGGGTTCAGAAGACGGATTACGCCGGAGCCCTGGCAATTCTCCGGGAGCTGGTGGATCTGGTGGACGATGACGGGAGGTATTGAGATGGGCGAATGGATCAGCTGCGAGGACAGGATGCCGGAGGAACCTTTCGGCTGTCTTGTTACAGTTTGGGATTCAAATCCAATGGGAGGAGATGATTTTGAGAATCTGCTTCCGTATTTCGTTGGATGGGATGGCGAACAATGGAATGACTCAGACGGCGAACAGTGCCCGTTTGAAGTCATAGCATGGATGAAACTGCCGGAACCTTACAAAATGGAGGAATGATGATGAAGAAGCAATGGCTGGTTTTCTTCTACGCCGGCAGGGAGCTGCTCCGCTACTCTCTGGCCGGCACCTTCCCAGGTGAACGGGAGAACACGATTCAGCTGCTGGCTGCGGAGCATGACATCCCGGCCAGCGCCATCTACTTTGCCGTAGTGACAGCTTAAGGAGGAATACAGAGTGAGTAAAAAGACGATTTACCACAGGGGCTATGTGATCGAATGGATTGAGCACATGAATTCCTGGCGCATCTACCGGGAAGAGTCGAAGGCCAACACCATCGCCTATGAGGATGATCCGGAAGAAGCGGTACGCAGGCTGGATGAGGAAGAGCCGGATCTGTACTGCGGGAGCGAGGACGGAATGGAGGTTGAATACTGCAACGTCTGCGGGAATGAGATCGAGCTTCGATGGGATATCAATCGGGATGGCTTCCAGGCACACTGTCCCGTGTGCGGATCCAGGTTGATGCTCTGCGATGCATGCAATCACCGTCACGGTGAGCCCTGCGATGATTGCGACTTTGGAATCTGGAAAGATAAAGAGCTCTGCCGGTTCCGGCGTCCGGATGACTGGTGGAAAGAGGAGGGTTCATTGTGAAATACTGTGTACTGCTTGACGCGATGGAGAACAAGGCGAAGGCACTTCCGATCAAGCCGGGAGTCAGCCTTCTGCAGACGGCCTACAAGGCCATGGGCTGTGACCAGGTACAGCTGATCCCGCTTTATCCGGATCGGCTGCCGAAAGGATACGAGGCCATCACGGATGAAAACCTGATGATGCGTGATGGCGCGACGAAGATCTTCAATCCGCTGGCGTCCTGGCTGTATGGCTGTGACGATCACGGGACGCCGATTATGAATAATGTGGTCATCTTCAAGGTGAAGGGCTGCAACTTCACCGGCATGACAGAGGAAGAAGCCGAACAGATCACCAGCGATCTGAACGAAAAGGCAGATGAAATCTTCGATCTGACCATGTTCAAAGTGATGACCGCACGATAATAGCCGAATTCCTTGCGGATTTGACCAGCTGGGCCCCTCTGCTGTTCCGGACGAAGAATCTACCGTCCGGAAAGTGGAGGGGCCTTCTTGCGTCTCTCAGGGCCAAATATCGCATATCATGCGATTGGAATTTAAAAAAATCCGGATACCCGTATTTCGCTCAGAAAGGCCCCTATTTCGCGTCCTGGCCTTAGGATGGAGAAATACTCGCAAAAAGGATCACAGGCCTGTTCTACCCACAAATCTGTTAGAAGCTGATAGGCGTGTGCATGTCGTGCGATCATGCAACAAAAAAAGACCGCCCTCCCGTAGGAGAGCGGTCTGCTCATCTGTGCTTTGTCCGGTTCAGTTTGTTCCGGATGTTCCGAGTCAGCATCGGACTCGGCGAATAAAGGTGCAGGATCCCGTTCCGGACCTGCCTCAATTTCTCCAGTGCTTCCTGGTACGCGAGATACTTCTCGCATTCGCAGTGGTAAGCGCCGCATCCTTTATCCGGACAATCCTTGCACGGACATATCACTGTCGGCATTATTCATCTTCGGTCTGCTTTTTCTCTTCCAGCTTTTTGAATGTCAGGTCGTAAGATCCCATGGCCGCCAGCGCGACAATTACCGCGTTCACGGCTCCCAGGGCGAAGCTGTTCCATGTCAGCCCGGCTGTGAAATGTGTAGCAACCGTGATGATGGCCAGCGCGATCACGTATACGATGATCCTGGTCGGGATCTTCCAGACTTTATCCATTGGCAGTTTCAGCAGCTGCACGATCAACAGCGTGGCCAGCGTGGCCCCGGCAATGGTGGCCAGCTGCCCCCAGTCAAACGGATCATCCGGAACGACCACGCTTTTGGCTTCAGCGGCCGGAGGTTCCGGATTCTCCACAACGGGATTGATTGCTTCTTCGGCGAACACGCCGGCAATGAGCGTCATGGCCAGCAGCAGAACTGCCAGCAGACAAACAAGCTTTTTCATTGTTCATCGTTCCTTTCGTATATCTGTACTTTAACGAAATCACTGGTTTTCGTTCAATTAGAAGACCTTTTTCATGGTTTCTCTTCTCCCTTCGTTATCCCCGGCCCAGGAACTTGGTCATCATGTACCAGCCCTTCCGGTTTTTGTAGTTCACCTTGCACCATTCCTCGCCATATTTCACGAGCTCTACTTCCGAATTGCATGGAACCTCGTCATACAGCTTGCAGCTGGTGGAAGGCTTGGCCCTGAGTTTCACCGGTTTTTCATTTTCGGCCCAGACCGTCAGGATTTCTCCGGACGGATCCGGATCGGGCTCAGGCTCCGGACCTGGATCCGGATCAGGATCGGGAGACGGGCCGGGCATCTCTTCCACAAGGAAGCACTCCAGCATCCAGCCTTTTTTCCTCTTCCATTGGACGTAGGCCCACCCGGCGCCATCCTCTTTCAGCCAGGTAACGGAATCACCAACAGGCACCTGATCCACCAGCGCGGCCTTCGTGCTTGCCTTCGCGCGGAGGTTGATCGGTTTTCCGTTCTCCGCGTAGGCATACATGATCTTACTGGGTTCCGGTTCCGGAGAAGGTCCGGGATCCGGGGAAGGTGACGGGCCGGGATCAGATCCGTAGTCCACGTCTTTCAGCTTGCCCCATTGCGCCCACTTCCCGAGCTTTGTATCAATCGTCACTTCTCCGGCCGCGCTGGAGGCGTGGATGATCTGCAGGGGATTTACGCTGAGGACATAGCCGACGTGAGACAGGTTCCCGGGATCTTTTCCGTACCATTTGTTGCCTTTGTCGGCGTCGGTCCATGCCTTGAGCTTGAATACCGCCATGCCGGCCTGCAGTTGATTCACGCTGGTCAGCTTTCCGGTTTCGGAGCAGTATTCGTGATAGATGGTATTGCTGCCGTGATAGATCTTCGCGCCCTGGTCGCGGTACATCTTCACAAAGAGTCCGGAACAGTCAATACCGTTTTTGTCGTTGGTCCCGGGGCTCTCATAAGGCCAGCCGAGACATTCCAATGCGGATTCGTTCAGTTTCGATATGCTGAGCATTTACCCGTTACCTCCTTCTCCTTCGTCCTCATCATCGTCATCTTCATCGGAAGAGTCTTTCTTTTTCCCTCGGAACTGGAATCTTCCAACGATCTTGGCCCCAGCGGCAAGGGCTTTGTCATAAATGCTGTTGTCGGTGTAGGCCCAGATATTGACGATCATCACGAAGGAAGTTATGCCGGCAAGCCAGATAATGGCTTCAGCGGTCACTGGCTGGAAGGCCAGCACTGCCAGGATCAGTACCATGTAAATGAACCAGAACCAGGCGGACCACTTTGCCAGCTTTTTGCTGAACTGATCTTTCGGATCCGGTTTCTTCATGGCCATGATCTCACTCCTTACTTTTCGATCAGGTAGTTCTGCAGTGCTTTCTGGGCGGCTTCCATCTCATCTCCGTTCCCGTTGTGAAGCACATTGTTCAGCAATGCCAGTGTTGCCTTACACAAAACCCGGAATCCCTCATCAGCATCATCCTGCTGTCTCTCAAGCGTTTCCAGTCGGCGCTTGTCACTGGACAGCTTCTCATCGATACTGTTCAACCGTGATTCGATACTTTTCAGTCTGGCGTCCAGGTCTTCCACCGGCGCCTGTCCTTTTGCCTTTTCGGTTTGCTTTCTGTCCACCCATTTCCAGCGGAACTCCACGATCTTGAAGATGATGATCGCGATGCCTGCCAGGCCCAGAAGGACAGAAGCAGTTGTCCACAGCGCGGAAGGCGTAATGCCTTCAATCGGCTGTACGTTCATTGTCCTCACCTCGTTATTCGATTTTGATATAAGAAAAGCACCAGGGCCTCAGGCCTCAGGTGCTGAATTCCTGATGAGGACATAATCCTCACATATTTTGTCTCGTAGCGCCCGGTCATCCGTATGCTGCAGGATTCCGAGATAACTCTGAATGACCGCCATTGCGTATTCAAGCGGCACCTCGCCGGTTCGGTATTTCTCCCTGACGAAGTTCAGATGTTTCTTCATCTGCAGACTGGTTGATTTCCGGATGCTGATATGGTTGTGCTGCACGATCTTCCCGATAAACTCACAGCCTTCACCGGCAGGAATGACCGCCGTTTTGTTGTTCAGCTGCAGCAGGAAGTTCTCCTGGAGGAATTCGTCTGTTTGTCCGATGCAGTCCCATACCTGCTGTTTGCTCGGGGCGATACAGATCATGTCATCCATGTACCGGATGTAGTACGGTACGCGGAGGACTCTCTTAACGTAATGGTCTACTGGTGTCAGAACTACATTGGCCGTCATCTGTGAGATGAGGGAACCAACCTGCATCCCGATCCCGCTGACCATTTCCACGTCCAGAGGATCCTTGACCTCAAGCGGCATACCGAATGGCCTGCCGTCAGACCTGATCATCGTTTCCAGGAACCAGAGCATTTTGATATCGTCAAGCGGTTTGCCCAGCTCGCGCAGCTGAACGTCCACCGGTACCCGGAAGAAAAACTTCTGGATGTCCATTTTGCCGATGTACCAATCGCCAGGCCTGAAGCGGATCCTCCGGAGCCAGTTCTTCAGCGTGTCGCATGCGTCGATCGGGCCTTTGCCCGGAATGCTGCCGTAGCTGTGTTCGTAGAAGCTCTTGGAGTAGATCGGCCAGAGCGTGAGATACGCGGCGCAGTTCATAACCCGATACTCAAACGGAAGCGCGTGAATCAGCCGAACCTTTGGGAAATACTCGTAGAAGGCATGAAGCCTGCTGACAACTAAATCTTGCCAGATCAGATGATTCTGCGCGTTGATCAGGTTGTCTTCCAGATGCGCGGAATAGGATAGTACCTCCGGCTTAAACCTCTTCTGTCGTGAGGCCATCCGGTATCCGTCATACAGATTCTCAAACTGGTAAAACCTTTCAAAGAGTCCGCTGTACTTCTCCATATTCCTGCCCATCCGTTGCTATGCTTATCAGCCCGTTTCCGGTTGCAGATTTCATAGCTGTCCACCTTTTTCTGCCATTGCTGACCGAGGGGTCGGGTCCCTTTACACACCCGATGTACTGGAAGCAGGCCCGTAGGCCTGCAACATCTGACACGCTTCCGTACACGTCGTCTCGATGCACGGCGGGGTAAAGCGGAGCGGAAGCCCAGGTTGTCGTTCGTGTTCGCACGCCCGTTATTCAGGTTGCCCTGGCATGCCACACTATGTTGCCATAGCCGCTTGAATAACGTTGTGGTCTGGACTATGTCTTGACCTTGCCTTACGGTTTAGGCCGCTGGTGTATAGTCTCTACACATTTACGCCCGAAGACGATTTAGCTCGGCGTTTTCCCTGAGGGACGTTCGCCGAATTAGCCAGCATTCAGACCGGCAGTTTCCCGACCGGCTGCTCCTATTGAAGACGCCCGCTTCGGCCCCGTTGTTGTAGTTGCCGCCGCGGTAGAAAGAGCGCCGCAAGACCCGCAAACGCGATCCGATCCCTATGATTGAGGCTTGCCCTTGACGGATTTGAGCAAGCCGCCGATCATCTTTCCTATTTCGACCAGCTTTGATTCCCAAACTCCGTAATGGTGTTTGGAGAGATACTTCAGCAGCATGCTGATTCTTAGCAGGTGCTTCAGCGTTTCGTTCTCGACGTCCAGATACTCAAGAGTGGTCAGCTTTGACTTCTTCTTGTCCTCGGCAATGGTCAGCCGGAGCATTTGATTCATGCTGTTCCGGATGTCCTGTCCGAGTGAGAATTTCTGCGACTTCGGAAACTGGTCGAGCAGTGGATATCCATAGACCATCATGTCCTCCACCTTCTGAAGGAGCTTGAAGTCTTCGGTTGCCATAGAAGGCACCTCCTGCACCGATATACTGCGGAACGCAGTATATCGGTAGGAAAGCAGGTTTTCAAGGGCCTTTGGAAAACTATTCCGGATAATGGAAGAAAATTACGGATATCGTAATTTTGGGCTCAAAAATTTCCGCGCTTCGCGCGGAAGGGGGACGCCGCTGTCGCGGCGCCCTTCAGCTATCAGGAAGCAGCTGGCAGCTGGCAATAAGCGGAGCGGAAGCCCAGGTAGTCGTACGTGAACGCACGCCCGTAACTCAGGTCGCCCTGGAAGACGCCCGCAGCGGCCCCGCTGCCGTAGCTGCCGCCGCGGCAGAAAGAGCGCTCGGATTCGGATGTGTTAGCGTAGAACTGATCATCCTTATAAGCGCCGGCGGTGTTGTCATACTTCAGCAGGGCAAGAGCCTGGAGCAGCAGGGTAGCTGCGGTACCGATGGAGGCATCCGCAACGATGGACTCGAACGTGCAGTTCTTATAAGTGGTCGTTCCGTCAGACGTTGCATCTGTGGTCCACTTGAAGTGGTTCGTATCCCAGCGAAGCTTGACGCTGTCAGTGGTCGTTCCGGCTCCATTCGGAGTGATCAGGCTGCCATCAGTTCCGCTGATCGCTTTCCATTCGGTGGAAGCAGCTGTCTGCGGATGATCGCTGTCCGCGGCGTTGTTGTTGGCCAGAATCTGCAGCTCGCCGTAAACCAGGCGCAGGCCTCCGAGCCATTCATTGACGTTTCCGTTCAGATCCCAGATGCCGTTCGGGGTTCCGTCATGAGACCAGGACAGCGGACCTGTACCTGTCTTCACGCGCAGCGCGTAATGAGAGGAATCCTTATTGTCCGGAATTGCCTGATAAACGGAATCCGTGGAGTCTTTTCCATAGTTGTTATTGCCTTTCGGCATGGTGCCGTTGTTCTTGCACCACAGCGCAATCGCGGCCCACTCGAAAGCAGTCATCAGATGCCAGCCGGCACCTTTGTCAGAGCAGGCCTTAGCGGCGGCATCGAAGTTAATGGTGTGCTTCACGTTCTGCGCCGGCAGGGAATAGGCACGCCCGTTCTGGATGATGTTCTGATATTTGGAAATCCAGAGGCCGTCAATTTCCTGGCCATTTACGATGAAGGCCGGGAAGGTGGCAGTCGAAGATCCGAGGCCCACGGCCGCATAGGTGAACTTGGGAACATACACCATGACGGACGGGATACCCAGATCGTCATACAGAAGATCGTTGTTCGGGCAAACAGCCTTCAGAGCCATTGCGGAAAGATCAAAATTCGCAGCCATCTTTGCATTCCTCCTTTATTCCACAGCCCACAGGCTGAGGGTCACTTTGTCCAGGTCGAGCGGAACCGGCTCCAGCTTCGTGGCGCCTTCTTCTTCCGCATCCGGATCCGGAACCTCGATGTACTCCCGGGGCGGGATGTCGATCTCGGCAACATAAGCCCGGCCGGCGGCGGTACCGATGACCAGGTTTCCGTCACGATCGAAGCAGATGTCGATGTGAACAGCCCAGTCTTCTTCGCGCTTGATCAGGTTGATGGTCAGATCATCGTCAAAGGTGATCTTCTTCTTGGTGGCCGTGTTCTGGATCTCATAATCAATCTTCGGGCCTTCGTTCTTTTCAACGATAATCATTTGATGAGTCCTCCAATCACAATGTATTTGATGGTGGCAGTGCTCGCGCTGCCGGAGTAGGCAACCTTGAAGCCGTTCACCTGCTTATCCGTCACCTGGATATCGCCGATGTTTCCGGCCTCGCTGTCCGTCCATGCCATGACCGCGTAGTTGATGTCCTTCTGGACGTTGGTCAGCGCCACGGACTTTTTGCTGTTGTTGAAGGGGAACTTCATGGTATTGGTCAGCACGGTTGAGCCGATCTCGCAGACCAGGAATTCATCGAACTGCCAGATATGCTGCCGGAGCCGGTTCAGAATCAGCGCGGAGGCCAGATCGCCGTCCTGGTTGATGATCTCCGCGTCCGTCACAAGTGATGCAAGATCCATTGCAAGCTGCTCAACAGTCTCGCTCAGATCTCCGACATCTCCGCTGACCGCGTCTACCAGTGTCTGGGCAACCTTCTTTGCCCGGGCCAGGGTCAGCATGTCCATGGCTTACACCTCCCGCCAGACGTTATCGGTCCCGAGAAGGTAGGTGTGCTCCATGTCCTCCGTGTAGGCTTGGCTTCCGGGAGCTGCGGAAGGATCCGTCAGTCCGGTCGGAAGGTTGGCCACATCGCTTTCGTCCGTGATCATGAACTCTTTCCAGTTCGGATCATGGAATTCATCTCCGCGCTTCACGCCTACGATAGCCATCAGTTGTAACCTCCCATCACAGCGTACACGACCGTCACGCTGGCAGAACTGCCGGTGTGCTCGATCTTGAAGCCGTTGATCTGCCGTTCGGAAATCTCAATCTCGCCGATGTTGCCGCCATCGTTGGCAGTCTTGCTGACCACAACGACAACATAGTTGAGGTTGTCCCTCACGTTGGCCAGGGCAACGGACTTCTTGGAGTTGTTGAACGGGAAGGCCATGGTGTTCGTCAGGGTGACCGTCCCGGTCTCCTGCACGGTGGCCTTCTCAAGATCCTCGATGCGCCATTCGCTCTGCTTCTGATGAATCAGCATCTGAGCTGCCGCGATGTGCGCGTCCTGGATCGCATCTTCCATTTTGTTGAAGTTTTCAGCGCTCTGGGGAGTGCCTTCAACATACCTCTCCCCGGTTTCTTTGATGTGGGTAATCGTTCCGTCAGGGTTCGCAACTTCCCGGTACCGGTTTTCGAACTCGTCAGTTTCGTCTACCCAGAATGTCCGGTTGTACATCAGCTCTCCTCCTCCGTGATTTCAAAGTCGAACCACTGCAGCAGGTTCGTCTCGGCTGTCTCCAGCACAACACTGACCGACTTGACAGCCCAGACCTGATTCTCTGTGTTGATCAGCCGGACGCCGGTAATCGTGCAGGGCGTTCCCGGAGAAATCTGTACCTTCACCCGGGCGATGCCGGATGGAGTCACTTCTTTGCTTACCAGGGCAGCGTCGTACCAGGAGCCGCCTCTTTGGTACTGCGCTTTGTAGATCCGTTTGACAATGAAGTTTCGCAGATCCGTAAAGGCTGCAGTTTGCAACATGGTTCATCACCTCCTCGTTAGAATAGTGAATTGATCGGGGTTCCACATCTCCGGATGTCATAGGTGGCAGAAACAGAAGAAGCGCTGACTTCCAGCGCTCCGCTTTCCATGTCTCCATGGGTAGCCCAGTCCGGATGCGTTCCGGCAGTCACCTGTCCGGTAACCGGAACCAGGTACTTCGGACCGTCCGCTTCTGTCTCGATCACGATGTCCTCATAGGACTTATCGCCGTGAGTGGAATACTGCGGGATCGTGCCGGCAATAGGGACGTGATACGGAATGTCCTTACTTTTCTGGGTGTGGATCACGATTCCGCATCTGATCCGCAGAATGGGATATCCGTCAACGTGGGCCCGTACAGGTTTGAAGATGTCGATCATCCGGACGGCTTTGGTGAAGTTCACCGTGCCGGCGGTGTCCAGGCCGAGCAGGACCCGGAAGTATCCGGGATCGCCGTCATAATCAAACCATTCCTCAACGGTGGTGTCCGGCCATACTGCCTGCAGAGCAGTCTTGACCGCGCCGACAGTTCCGAGTCGTTTCCGGACATGCCAGTTGGTGGCAATCTGGCGTCGCTTCGTGTCGATATCCGCATCGAAGTCGTACCAGTCCACCTTGCAGTCAACGGCCAGGATGTCCAGAAGATCCTCGTCCAGCTCATAGATCCGCTGGAAGATCGCGGGATCGTTCACCTCCACGGCGTTCTCTCCCAGGATCCAGCCGATCAGCTGAGCCAGGTCGTACATGCCTTTATCCCGCGCCAGTACGCCCGGCAGGATGCTGAGCATGCTTTCCTTCGTGATTCCCTTACTCATCTTCATAGCCCCCATTCGTGAGGGTTACGGTGCCGATCTTGGCCAGCTGCGGAATGTAATCTTCCGGATCCGCTGTGTTCGGATCCTCGACAGTTCCGTTCCGGAGCACGGTGTAGGTCGGGGAGGTGATCACGGTCCGCTTTGCGCCGGCTTCGATGACCATCTGGTTCAGCTTGCTCGGGTTGATATCCCGGCCTATCTTCGCGTTCTGCCAGCTGATGTAGTTAGCTACAGCAGCTTCCACGTTGGCCTGGATCGTTGCCGCGCTCTCGGTGGAGTCGCGGCTCATGTAGTAGGTCATCGTGATGTTGTAGGTAACTTCATCCGCATCTTCCACGCTGACCTGATCGGTCAGAGGCCGGATGTCCTCATCATTGCAGGCCGCAAGGATCGCGGCTTTGATCTCGGAGGAAGCGAGACTGCCGTCATCCATGACCGCGTAGATGTGAACAACACAGGGTTCCGGTGAATTCACCACGATATCCCGGATCTCCGTGGAAACCAGCTTCGAGTAGTATTCGTACGCGCCTCTGGCTCCTGCGGACGTGTAGGCGTCCTGGCCCATAATGAGCAGGTCGTAGAACTCATCGTCCGTGGCGGTATTGCTGCCGCCGTCCGTCATCGTGGTGTTGGTCACGCTGGTGTAGTAGTCAAACAGATCCACGCAGGTGTTCAGCTGGCCGGGCACATAACCGTTTCCGACTGTGCCGGCCTTCTCGCAGGTGGCTGTCACCGTGACGGTTGTTTCTCCCGCGGGAACATATACGTCTTCATCTGTTTTGAATACGATGGCCTGATCTGTGGTTGTGACCCGGGTACCGACAGGTACCAGGATCGCGGAATCCTGTGCTTCGGAAATCGTGAATTCCAGCGTCACGGTGGCCGGTTTCGCCTGGGGCCTTGTTCTGGCGAAGAAGATCTGCGCCAGGTTGTCCAGGCCTTCACCGACCGCCTTGCTCGGGATGTTCTGATTTCCGGCGAAGTTGATCTGTTCAGCCAGCAGCACCATGGCAGCTGCCACCCACTGGATGAACAGTTTTTCCGGACTGGCCGGGTGGACAGTCCGGTTTGTGATGCTCTCGTATTTCGTTGTCAGCCTGTCCACAAGCGTCTGCGGATCCGCATCGACAAAGATATACGGCGTCGTATCTCTACTCAAAGTCACTCACCTCCAGAACCGGACGGAGGATGCCTTGCATGGCCTCCATTTCGTTTCGCTCAAATCGGATGCTCTCCAGTTCCACATCCGGCATGTACCGCCGAAGCGCTTCCGTGATGGCCAGCGTCATGGCGGTCTCCGCTGCGTTTACCGGCATATGCAGGTAATCGTTACTCACGCCGAAATCCCGGTACATGGGGCACTCTCCCTGGATCGTGCAGATCAGGATATAGAGCTCCTGCACCTTCGCATCCGTTTCGGTTTCGGGAGCCAGCGTCAACTCCCGTTTCTGAGACGTGTCGATAATGATCATTGACCAGGCCTCCTTTCTATCCGGCGTATTCCTTCAGACTGACCGTGGCTTTGTACTCTGCAGGTGTGCCGTCCTTATAAAACAGCCCCGTTGAGAAGTTCAGGTCCTCAATGACCCACTTCGTTCCAATGGGGCTGGTACCCAGGACGAAGGTCACAGCTTTCCCTTTTTCCAGCATCTTGTTCAGCTTCTTTCTCCACTTTTCCGGATTCTCTCCGAGCCATGCGGAGAAAAGCATCTCGAAGCTGATGGTTTCCGGATCAACGCCTGTGAATTCCAGAATGCCTTTCTTGGCCACCAGCTTGTGGGTGGAGTAATTCGCCTTATTGGACCTGGACAGGTTGCTGATTGTCCGGTAGGTCTTTTCGGTAACCTCGAAGGTTACGCTTCCGAGCATTCCTGTTTTCATTGGTTAATGCACCCCACAATGTAGCCGTGCGAATCGCTTCCTGTTGGGAAAATGCAGATCGCCTTGTCGTTCACCCGCGGGAACCACTGAATGTGTTTGACGCGGTGCGTGTGACCGCCGTCCGGATCGGTTGGTCCGCCCTGCAGGTTGCCTCCGAGGGAGTCCAGAACAGCGCCCCACTTTCCCATATCGTGTTTGTGACTGGCGTATTCCGTGTACATTTCAGATGAAATATTGCCCCATTCCGGGAACTGCGCCACATAGAGCCAGTCGGAAATGATTCCCTGGCTTGTGAACTTCACCCGGGCTTTGGTCTTGTCATCGTTCACGTCCGTAACGGTTCCGATCCGGATCATCTGACCGCTGCCGAGGGTGTAGTCATCGCTGTCACTCAGGGATTGACTGATATCCCCTCCGAGTTTGACCTCTGTCGTGTATCCGCTGGAGCTGAGCTTGTGCTTCACGTATTTGATCGGGTGTTTCCCGTCCCAGTACCCGAAGCCCTTCAGCGTGATGTTCTGCCCGGCGAAGATTCCGGGATTTCCCGGAAGCGTGAAGGTGGCCGTTTCGCCGAAGTCGTTCTTCAGCCTCAGCTCCTGCGCGGCGATTTCCTGCGCTTCGGCGGTGGATTCCACCCGGCGGTTGGTGATTACCAGCTGATTGTGCTCTTCGTTGTCCGCGTATTTCTCTGACTCTGCAGATCCGGTAATCAGACCTTTCTCCGGATGAGCGTAGCGGACGATGCAGGAATCGTAGCTGATATCCCTTGATCCGGTTTCCAGGTCCCATTTCGTGTAGGATCCATCGTTCTTCTTGATGGTCATCACGCTGGGGTCCCTGGCATATCCGGGCGCATCCATCAGCACCATCTTCATATCGGTGATTTTCAGCGCGATACCGGCCTCCCGGCACAGGGACCGCAGAAATGCCAGGTCTGTCATTTCGTTCTGCTCTCTGCGCTCGTATGAGTGGTTTCCGGCGTCGTATACCAGGGTGAGCCCTGCCTTTCCGGCAATCTCACCGGCGATACCGGCGAGCGTGTAGTTTTCCCAGGCTTTGTTCCGCTTTTCGTCCGCGATGCCGCCTTTGGGAGGGAGCGAGGATGCTTTCATGGTGACCGTGCTGGGAGGGCCGCCGGCTTTCAGGCTGTCCAGATGGAAGGTGCCGGCTTTCTGCTGGACAACCTTTTCGCCTTTCCGGACACCGACCCAGGCTTCGATCCGGAGACCGCGCACGGTGGCGCCCTGGTAGATCGTTTCCGTGAGCCATCTGTCAACCCACTTGCCGTCAGCGTCTGCCAGCTTGATCTGGATATCGTCCGTGGACTCGCTTTCGTTGTCGGTAATGTCGATGCTGATCAGGTCTTTCATCACCTGATCGGTGCAGTCAACTCCCTTGATCTTGAGCTTCCAGGCTGACCGCCTGGCGAGTTCCTTCTTTTTGTAGTCGATTTGTTTGTTATAGATGTCCGCATCAGCCATTCAGCTCACCTCACTTTTTCCACGGAGGGTAGTATTCCTCGTCCGATGCGTAGTTGTTGAATTCCGGAACGTTGAGGACGATCCCGGCAGAGAAGATCATAATGCCGCTTTTGTCGAGGTTCGCCTCGATCAGCTGGGCTACCACGTCTTCTGAGCCGGTCAGTTTGTGGGCGATGCTGTCCCACATATCTCCCTGTACGGTTGTATAAGTGGCCATGCTCTCACCCCTTTACACGTAGGATGTCCGTTTGCGGTCGGAAAGCACTTCGTCCATGATGCTTTCGACCTGGTCTCTCAGGCTCTCGCTCTGCTCCTGCAGTACGGCCCGGAGCTCTGCAGCGTTCTGGCTGCCGCTCACGTTGAACACAGGGGCAAACTGGACTTCTATGCTGTTCGAGCCGCCGCCGGAAGCGCCGGAAAGCGCGTTCACGGTTTCGGTGTTTGTCAGAACCTTCTCGCCGCCCTGCATCATGACCAGTTCCGGGCCTTCCTCACCGACGAGGGTAAGTCCGGCCGCGGCGTAATCGGTACCGATGGCGTCATGGCCTTCGACACCGCCGGCCTCGGAAGGCGGCGAACCTTCGGTTTTGTAGTGATAGGTGATGTTTACATCTACATCCGCGATGGTGGACAGGGCCGCGTTGACGGCTTCAGCGATGGCGCTGGCCTCTCCGGAAGCATCGCCTTCGGCAGCTTCCAGGCCGGCAACATACGCCGCCATGGTGTCCGCTGCGGCCTGCGCCGCTTCGGATCCCTTGTCCAGTTCCTTGACGGTGTTTTCAAGCTCAGTCTTCAGAGCCTCCATGCCTTCGGAGAATTGCGTCTCCATGTCGGCAATGGTGCCTGCGAGCGTGTCTTTAGCTGACTCGACTTCAGCGAATGCATCGTTGATTTTTTGAACCTCTTCCGGCGTAGCCTCGGCCAACGTCTGCAGGGTGGCCAGACTTTCTGCGGATCCATCGGCGAGCTGGGATGCAATCTCCTTCGATACACCTTTATCCAGAACAGCTTGCAGTGCTGTGTTGTACTGCTCCCAGTAGGATTGCTGTTTGCCGAGGTTTGTCTGGATCTCGGCAGTGGTCTTTGACTGAGCGGGATCCCCGGTGTCATCAAACAGGCCGAACCGTCCGCTCAGAGCCTGCTTCGCGCTTTCTTTGGCCTCGTCGTAAGCCTTCTTCAGGTTCTCCATCTGGGAGATGATGGTACCGACTGCGGCAACGGTGGTTTCCGCTTCGCTCTGTGCGGTGGATCCGGATCCTTCGGCGGCAGCCTTCGCGGCTTCCACGCCGGCGCGGACCTGTTCCATGGTCTGGGCTACCAGGTCGCCGCCATTCTCGTAGTCCTTAAAGGCTTCCTGCAGCGCGGCTTCCAGTTCTTCCCATCCGAGGGTACCTTCTGCCACGCCGTTGATCAGGTTCTGCAGATATTCCTGCTGGATGGCGTCGTTCGATTCGACCGCGTCAGCGTATTTATTCGCTTCGTTAATCGCGGCCTGCCAGCTTTCTGACAGCTGATCGACACTGAATTTTTCACTTTCGATGGTGGCTCCCATCCCGGCAAGGCCGCTTCCCCAGAAGTCGTAATCCTTTCCGGTCAGGGCGTTGATCACATCCTGCAGGGCGTAGAACCGTTCCTGCAGGGCCAGCGCTTCGTCGTTATCGTCATTCAGCCAGCTGAAACCTTCATAAGATTGAGCGGCTTCCACCAGGCTTTCAAACTCGGATCTCACATACCCTGCGGCATCTCCGGACCTCAGGAATTCCTGCACGGCAGTCTGCTGAGCCTGTGCCCTGGTCAGTCCTGCAGTAGCGTCCTGTTCAGCGTATATAGCCTGGACGTACTGCTTACTCATCTTCTTGACAGTTTCCAGGGCATCCGCGGTGTACTGATCCTTTCGGGCTTTGGCCACGGCTTCGTAAGCCTCGATCTGCCTGTTCAGCGCTTCGGTTTCCTCATCGGTGGCTGTGATCATGCCGCCGGAAGCGCTTCGGAGTTCGTCCGTAACGGCCTTCAGCCTCTCGCGTTTCGCTGCCAGCTCATCAGCTGCAGCGGAGGAGGCGGCCTCTGCTTCTGCCAGGGCGGTTTCGTTTTCCCAGGCTTCTTTCAGCTGTGCAACGTCTCCGGAAACGTCCACCTTCTGGGTAACCGTTCCGTCTGCGTTGATGACCACTTCTCCGGCGTTCACGGCGGCAACGAAATCCGCCATGGTGGCGTATCCCAGGGCTGTGATCTGGTCAATGCTGACCATGGCTTCCAGCTTCTGGTTGACCTTGCCTTCCTTGTTCTGAACGGTCTTAATGAATTCCTTAACCTGGTTGATTTGGTAGGGAGTAGCGTTCTCCGCGCCTTCCAGTTCAAGGAGCTGTTTCAATTCATGCTGACCGTCAGCGGTATTGACTTTCAGAGAAAGGAATGTGCCCAGCTTCTCCGGAGTGATGTTTTCAACGCCCAGGAGTTCAAGCTTCTGCGTGAGTTTGGCCTCGGCGTTGGTGACATCGTTCTTCAGCCGTTCCAGCTGCTGCAGATCCTTTTCCTTGAGGCCGCCGATGTCCAGCGTTTGGGTAACGGTCCCGTCAGCGGTGACCGCATAGCCGTTATTCGCGGCAATCTCCTTGATCAGTTCCAGATCCGTAGGCGCGACTTTCCCCAGGTCAAGCTTCTGGGTAATGGTTCCGTCCGCATTGACTACTACATTTCCGGCGGCTACGTCCGCTACGAAGTCTTTGTAGCTGGAATAGCCCATACTAGTCACGGTGGAGTCATCGAAGCCGATCAGCCGGAGTTGCTGTTCCAGCGTTCCGGAATCAGTGGTAATGGCACCGGCGAAGTCCCGGACCTGCTGAATCATTTCCGGAGTGACTTCATCCACGCCCATCAGCTCAAGGGTCTGCTTCAGCGTTTCGTCTGCGGTTTCGGCATTCGCGGCCAGATCAATGAGCCGCTGCATGTCATCGTCAGAGATATCATCCGCTCCGGCAAGCTCGAGGGTCTGCTTCAGTTCGGCGGTCTTATTGACCATCTTTCCCTTCAGCTCATCGATGAGCTTCAGATTTTCTTCAGAGACGTCTCCGATATCCAGCTCGGCTTTGAATTTGATTTCCGCTTCCGTCTTGGCAATATCGTCTGCCAGCTCGCGGTATTCCTCTGCCAGGTCAATGATGTGCTGCTGTTCCTTGGCCTTCTCGTTCAGCTCATCGAACCTGGCGTCCAGCGTTTCAAAGGATGGATTCGCTTCTCCGATGGCGCCGACCAGTGCGCTGATCCCGGCCACAAGAGCACCGATACCTGCAGCAACAGCCAGGATGATACCGAGTCCTGGAATGGATCCGGCAAACAGCAGGTTGGCAGCTGCCGCCAGCTTCGTGATCGCGGTATATCCTGCCACTACACCGGCGGCTACGCCGAGTACACCGATAAAGGCCGTAACGCCCTGCACGATGGCAGGGTTCTGTTCGATAAATTCAGCAACGGGCTCCAGGAGACTCGTCAGCCCTTCTGCCACGGAGGCAATCATGGGCGTCAGCGCATCGCCGATGGAGATCTTCACGTTGTTCGCCGCGTTTGACAGCATGGTCAGGCGGCTTTCCGTAGTGGCGTATCTCTTTTCCGCTTCTGCAGACAGAGCGGTGTTTTCCCGGAAGGCATCATTCGCGTCCCGGATGGCGTTGGCCATAAGGTCACCGGATCCGGCCAGGGAAAGGATCATGCGCTGCATCCGGGTTTCTGTGATTCCCAGCTCGCTGAGGATGACGCCTGCGGAAGCGCCGTTGCGCTCCACATCGTTCAGTCCGGTGACGAAGGTTGCCAGGGCGCCTGCGGCATCCTCGCCCCAGGCCTGCGCAAACTGCTGTGCGCTCATGCCGGCCACGCTGGCGAATTGCTCCAGGCCGTCTCCGGTCTCTACAGCGGTATTCAGTTTGCTGATCAGCTTTGACATGCTGGTAGAGCCGGCGGCTGTTTCAATACCGAGGGAGGTAACAGCCGCGGACAGGCCCATCATGTCGGCCTCGCTCATGCCTGCCAGAGATCCGGCGGCGGCAATGCCTTGGCCCATTTCTACGATCTTCTGTTCTGTGGTGGCGTAGTTGTTGCCCAGATCAACGACAGCGGAGGCCAGGTTGCTGTACTGGCTCGGATCCATCTGCGTGATGTTGGCAAACTGCGCCAGCATGGTCGCGGCCTCGTCTGCCGTCATGGTAGTGGCCGTGGCCAGCTGGCTCATAACCGTGGAGAAGTCAAGCAGGTTGTCTTTGCTGATACCGAGCTGACCGGCAACTTCCATCACGTTGGCCAGCTCGGTCGTTGTGACCGGGATCTCCGTGGACAGCTTCATCACGGCCTCGGACATGGCCTGCAATTCCGCAGCTGACATATCCGTTGTCTTCGATACGCCTGTCATGGCGCTCTCAAACTCAATGGACGCGCTTGCGCATTCCTTCAGCGTTTCATAGACCTCTTCCAGTGCCTTGTATACGCCAACAGCTGACAATGCGGAGGAGATGCCGCCCAGCAGGTCACCGGTACTCCCTGCGGAATTGAGGGCGTCCAGTTTTGCCTTCATGTTGTCGATCTGCTGTGATCCCTGTGTAAACGCGGAGGTAAAACCACCGCCCAGGGCCGCGTTCAGCTCGAACAACATCTGATAGTTGGCAGCCATGTTTGCATCTCCTTTCAGATAAAATGAAAAGGCCTAACGTTTCCGTCTGGCCTTCTTGATTGCTTCGTTCTCTTCTTCGATTACAGCATTTCCTGCCTTGATCCATAGGACGAATTCGGAAAGCGGAAGGTTGACCCAATCGAATACCGGCGTGTGGAAGTTCTTCGCCATCTTGATTGCGTTCTGTCTCAGCCAGTCCCCGCCGTCTCCTCCGGAAGCGCCTATTTCAGCAAAAAATTTCTGACGGCCTCCTTGACGCGGTTGTAATCCTTGAGGCTCATGGCCAGGAATGCGTCAGATCCGATCGGCATCTTCGCCTTGGCGCAGGCCTTGGCCGCGATGCCCATGATGTAATCGTTGTTCAGTGCGCCGTAGATCACAGCGCCTTTCTTCCGCTGCATGAGCTCGGCTTCGACTTCCATGCTGTCCTTGCCGGTCAGGTTTTCAAGATCGAGCGTGATGGTGTCATACATCGCGCCGTTATAGTCCAGCGGTTTCTTCAGTTTGATCTCAACAATGCCCGGATTCTCCGGAGCTTTTTCCTCTGCCTTCGGCATTTCAATTACCTTGTTATCGGTTGCCATGTTCGTTCGTCTCCTTTCACATCATAAAAAGGGATGGGCTCTGGCGTTCAAACCAGAGCCCGAAAAGCTTACTTGCCCAGAGCCTTCCGGATCGGAGCGAAGTAATCCACGCCATCCACGACGCAGATGTAGTTGTAGGGATCGATCTCCCAGATCTTGGTGCCGTCCCTGTATCCAGCGTAATAAACGACGGAGAAGGTATTGGCGCTGTCGGCGGGAGTTGCCGGCTGGATGTTGCCAGGGTTCAGGGCCTTGGGCCGGGTCACCATGACATACTTGTCGGCTTCGATCGCGTACTCGGAAGCGGTGGTGTCCCAATACTGATGCGCAACGCGCAGGTCCAGGTGGTGGCTCTTGGGAGCCGCCAGGGACTTCGCCGCTTCGGTGGGGCTGCGCCAGTTCAGGGACAGCTCCATCGCTTCCATCATGCCGGCGATCGGAACGTCAATGTTGCCATTGATGCCGGCGCCGTTGATCTGCTGGATGATGAACGCGATGTTCGGGAGCGTGGCCTGGGTCAGACCCATGTAGTTGTTACCGTCTTCGTAGAGCTCGAATACGATATTGGATTCAGGCTGCTTTGCCATTGGTCATCCACCTCCTTAGGTCAGAGCCGCAGTCACATACGCCGGATCGTACTCGATGACGAAGTCGATCTCCTGCGCAGGAGACGGCGGCGTGATGTAAACGTGCAGCTTCACGATACCAGCCATGAGGTTGGTTACCGGGTTTTCGGATTCCAGCATCTCGCAGCGGCCGCCCAGGATGTACCCGGAGCCGGTCAGGCCGTTCAGCCAGATGTTGCAGGAATCCAGGATCGTGTCGATGAAACGCCGGGTCATGGGCTCATCCAGCTTGCCCCAGAAGGTGCGGATCAGGGTGTTGCCCACGAAGTCGATCATCCGGGAAACGGAGATGAAGTAGTCCTTCACGTCCTGGTTGGCCGGATAGCAGCCGGTGTAGTTGCCCCAGGCCTTGAAACCGCCCATGAAGTTCAGAGCGGTCACGACGCCGCCGCCGTTGAGGATGTTCGCCTGTTCCAGGCTGAGGATCACTTCGCCGCCGGCGATGGTGCACAGGCCGTCACACTGCAGACCCTTGTTGGAGGGGCTGACATGCGGCGCGCTGTAGGTGGCGTCGGTGCTGGCGATAACGCCTGCAATCTGGGTGGACAGATGGAAGACTTTGTCATCCAGCTTGACCAGAGGCCAGCAGACGATTTCGTTTTCATCCGTGAAGTTGTTGCTGTTCTTCAGCGCGATAACCTCATCGTAGGTGTCGGCACCGCCGGAAGCGGCAGTGGACAGGTCGATGATCGCCTTTGCCCGGAACATGCCGTTGATCGCTTCGGCTTTCGCGGCCATCACGGCAGCAACGCCGGTATTCTCGGAATAGCCGGGAGCAACCAGCAGATCCGGAATCAGGCCGATCGTGCTCATGCACAGGTCAACCGCTTCGATGCCGGCGGCCACAGCGGAATTGTCAACGCTGGCGGGAGTCACTTCATCGTAAGCGATGTTCAAGGTGGATTCAGAGTAGTGGGTGCTGGCAGGCAGCAGTTCCACGGTCAGCACTTCGTCCGCGAAGTACAGAGTGTAATCCGTATCCTTCACGTAAGCGGTGCCGGTGCCGCCCTGGACCTTCACAACAACGGAGCCGGGGATCGCCTTCTTGGACAGGGCAACCTTCTTGCTCACGACATTCTTGTCCGCGGCGGCAACTGCGCTCTTCATGGTGCTGGCATCCAGCAGGTTGCAGAAGATCGCGGGGGAAACGTTGTACAGTTTGAAGTGAGAGTACATAGCCTCACACAGGGGATAGGTGGCCCAATCATCGGAATAGCCCAGCTTCTGAACCGCCTCGTTCCAGGTGGTGCAGAGAACGGGCACGCCCGGGGTAGCCGGATTATCCGCGTTCTGGATCGGGGAAGCCCCGATGAAGAACGGAACGCCGGTTTCTACCGTTGCGGGAGTGACGGCACTGGTAGCCATCTCCGACACAAATACGCCATGCTTAGCCATCGGTATTAACCTCCATTCACATTTTTGAACCCTGCAATAAACCGCCTGTACACTTCGTACAGACGGTTGCCGGGTTGCTTGATAAGTTGTCTTGCCCTGGCCAGCTCGTCAGAGCTGATCAGGAGTTGTGCAATCGGCGGATACTTCTCAATCGCGTAGGCCAGCTTCTTCTCCACTTCCTCACGGGTGCCCGTGACGATGGTGTTGTGCTGGATCGCGCTCCTGATCGTAGGCCCGATGTACACCCAGTTCTCGACCTTGTTTTTCAGGTCTTGTGCGGCTGTCCGTCCCATACGCTCCGTTCCTCCCTTCTGACAGGCGGCATCTTCCACACTGTCATCATTTCGCCCAGAAAAAAAGGCGCTGTATCATCCGGATAAACCAGCTGTTCAATCCCGCTTTCCTCGTCAAGCTGAAACTGCCTGTCAAGGATCGGGTCTTTCATCAGACTGATCCGGATGCGCTCCATCAGGTTGAGGAGATTCAGACCGCCTTCCTGTTCGTCAGCGGAATACACACAGAACAGGGTCCTTACGTTGACCAGGTCTTCGGGATGATTCCCGCGTTCCTTGCGAAAAGACGTGTTCACAACGGTGTGCAGGACATAGGGAGCGTATTTGTTGGATGCCTTCTCATCCGGAAGCCTCGTTTTGTAGACTGCAGGTACCCGGATATCCGGTTCCTGTTCCTGCTTCGTGGGCTTTACCGGGAGAAAAAGCTCCGCTGTTGCGGCCTCTGTCCGAGTCTTCAGAGACTCCAGCAGCATTACGCTTGTCATGGTTTCCGTCTCCTTTACTTGCCCAGGATGCGTCCGATCTCGTGAGACAGACGCTCATTGAATACTTCCATGATCCGCTTCCCGAGCGGATCGGCTACCGCTGGATCCTTTACCATGTGCGGTGTGGAGGGTCCGAATTTCCTTCTTACAGGAAATCTCGGAGGACCAACACGTTCATACACATGGCCGCCGTATGCCTGGATGTCGAAGGCGTGCTGCAGGTGAACCGTTTGTCCGCGTTTCGCCTGGTATCTCACGCCGCTCGAATCGGTGATCTGCGGTTTGAATTCCAGCAGATCCAGCATGGCTCCGGCATACCGGATAATTACCTTGGTAGCGCCGCCGCCACCGCCGAACACCTTGACGGTTGTCTGGGTGTTCTTGGTGAACTGGCTGGCTTTGATGTTGTAGACTCTGGTCGCGTACCGCTTCGCCTCTGTTTTACCAGCCTGGCCTGCGCGTTTCGCGGCCCGGTTGACTGCCACCATGGCCTTTCCCGGAAAGGAAAACAGGATCGTGTTGACATAGTCCAGCGAGTTTAGACCGGCATCATTTACACTGACGTCTACGACGCCCATCTTCGCTCACCTCACTCTTCAATCGCTTCCAGTTCCAGCCGGATCATGCCATGAGCACAGGATGACTGCGCGACATAGTATTCACGGAGGAAGCTGTCATCCGGATCATAGATCCCGAATTTCCTTCCTTTTTCCGGAAGATTGCCGCCGACATCGTCCAGTTTGCAGTGGAAAACAGCGGTTACGCGGTACAGACCGTGCTCATGATCGCTCATGACCGTGATGCGGTCCTGTTCCTTCAGCTTGGTAATGAGAACTGGAATGCCTTTTTCGTCCTCGCCGCTGTAGACGTCTCCGTCAAACTCAACGGTCCGGAGCTCTCCGAAAGTCTCAAGATCCAGGAAGGTGCGCAGGTTGTCCGCTTCCACCATATCCCTGAAGCCCATCAGTCAACCACATCCTCAGCGTCGAAGGAAGGCGGTGCGTCAGCTCCGGCGGTGATCGCTTCGATCAGGCCGGATTTGCTCCGGATCCCGGTGATGTCGATCCCGTTTTCCTGCGCCAGCGCTTTCAGATCGTTGAAGGACATATCTTCCAGATTGGTACCCTCTTCTTTGGGCTCAGAGGCACCTTCTGGCGCTTCTTCCTTCGGGGCTTTGATCTTCTCGGCCTTCACCGCTTCCGCGACTCCCAGGCCGATCAGGCGGTCTGCCTCGGCCTTGTCCACGTCAATAGGCGCTTCGCCTGCTCTCACAGGGATCACATAATGACTTCTCTGGCCATTCGGCAGGATGGGACGATGCCCGTATGTGCCACTGATGATTTTCACCAACATTGGGGATGCATCTCCTTTCAGTCAGCTCATCAGGCAACTACGCCGGCAGCGTAGATCCAGGGGCTGTAGTTCTGCGGAGCAGCCAGGGGACGGCTCTCCAGGATGATTTCACGGGTCTTCTTCTTCCGGTCCACGAACAGGTCAGGCACACGCTTGCCGGTGATCGTTTCGATGTTGCCGGCTTCGTCCATGTGGACGATATGGGCATACATCAGATGGCCGGCGTTGGGGGCGGTGATCATCATGGAGGTGGCCGGGAAGTAGTTCGCCCGAACAACATTGCCTCCGGAGAGCGTGGTGTACTGTTCGTTGGACACGATCACGTTCAGGTCATAGCCGTTGAAGTTGATCGTTCCCAGGAACGTCACGCCCTGATACTTGCTCAGGGTCTGCCGAATGCCGCCTTCGGCAACGATGATTCCGCTCTGCTTGTTCACCAGGTCGCGGAAATCGCTCATGGAGAGCAGGAAGTCACGGACCTTGCGGCCGATGACCAGGTCAACGCAGGGCAGGCCGCGCTCGCTCAGGGCGTCGCACATGGCCTCGATGTCCGCGCAGACATCCGCGAAGGTGGTGGTCGCATCCCACTGGGTGATGGTGTAGGCACCGTCATTGCTGCCGTTGGGATCGTAATACTGCACCGTCACGGTGCGGGTGTGGGTTTCGTCCAGGTGTTCCTGGATGGTGAAACCGTTGTTGATCATGGTCTGAGAGCACAGGTACTCTTCAGTCCGGGTGAACCGACGCTCAAGCAGAGCCAGGTCTTCGCTGACCAGCTTCGCAGCGCGTTCCTCTTCCGTGGAGTGGGACAGGATGGCTTCACCGAATCCGCGCAGCTTCAGCTGATCCGCAGTCAGGTTGCGGCTCTGCTTCACGCAGACGGGTTCGTAGTCATGGATCTCATATCCACCGCGCTTGACGTTGATCGGATCAGCATCCAGCACCATGAACGGAGCCATGTCATTGTCTCCATCCTTGTATTCCACCAGCACCTTGTTGGCGGCGAAGATATCGCCTTCTCCGGTGGGGAAATACCGGTCACGGAAGAAGGTGTTAACGGGGCTCAATCCTTCCCAGAGACCTGCCATGTAGTAGGTATCCAGGATATTAACAAGTACAGGATTCGGCATGGTTTTTTACCTCCTTACGCAGTAACGCTTTCGTTCTCGGAAGCGCCCAGGAGAATGCCGCGGATACGCAGGGCATCCTTGTCGGCTTCAGCCAGAGACGCTCCACTGGCCATAATCAGGGCATCTTCGTTGAAGTTGCCGGTGATAAAGACCAGAGCAGCCTCATCCGCAGACGTGCCGACCGGGACATCCTCGGCCAGAACGCAGTCAGCGGTCAGGGTTTCATTGGTGGCAGCGGTTGTTCCGAAGATCACCAGCTTGCCATCTCCGGCAGAACCGGAAGACTTGGCCAGCAGGGTGCCGCGAGCCAGGGTGCCGGCGGTTCCCAGCTTCCGGAGAATACCGGTTTTCTTCAGCGGGGAAGGCTCCAGCCCTGCAAACAGATTCTCCGGCACAACGGAGCCGATCTTCTCATGCAGATCACGGGTCATGGTTTCTTACACCTCCTCAGTTTTTTCGCCACGCAGCTTCGCCGCCATGGCAGCACCAGCGGCTTTACGCTCTTCGCTGGTCATGGGTGCGTCCTCTTCCTCGGACGCAGGCGCAGAGGTTACGGCAGCGGCGCCGCTTTCCTGGTAGTCAGACTGCATCTGACTCATGAAAGTCCGGCCCTGCTTCGCCATTTCCTGCGCAGCACGGAAGGCCATCTGTTCAGCGGTGCACGGATTTCCGTACTTCGCCGCGCGGATGGTCTCTGCGTCAAACACGCCGGCCAGTGCGTCGATATCAGCACAACGCTGACGCTCGGCTTGCACGGCTTCGTCATGACTGACGCTGGCCTGAGCCTCTGCAAGCAGGGCTTCAGCCGCTTCGGGGTCGCTCTGTCTGAGCTCTTCCAAAGTCATGGGAATACCTCCTTCGTTTCTGCCTGTAGACTCAGGCGTGATGTTATCTCCACCGACAACGGGAGCATCTTCCTCCTGCTCCGGCTGTTCGGGTTCGATCTCTTCTACATGGGTCTTGATGTCATCCGGCAGCTGACCCATGGCAGCTACGCGCATCTTCCGGCCGCAGGCATACAGGGTATGTCTGTCCGCGCTGACGGAGATATCCGGATCTTCGGCGTCCTCCAGCAGCTCATCCGCAAAGCCTTTATCAATGGCTTTCCGGCCGGTCATGTAAGATGTGGCGGTCATCATCTCGCGAATCTCGCTCATATCCTTTCCGGTTTTCCGGACGTAGATCTCGGCCTGGCTTTCGTTGATGACGTCCAGGCTGTCGGCCAGCTTCCGGAGATCGGAGGAATCTGCGGCTTTCCAGACGTATGTCCAGCAGTCGTGGATCATGATGATGCTGGAAGGATTCACCTTCACGGTGTCGGCCGCGCACATGATCAGGCTGCCGCCGGACATGGCCACGCCGTCCACAATGCAGGTGATGGACATTCCGTCCTTTGCCAGCTCCCGGAGCCGGTTGTGGATGGAAATGGATGCGTAGGCATCGCCGCCTACAGAGTTCATGTGGATCGTCAGCTCCGTGCATCCCTTGATCTCTTCCAGATCCTTCAGGAAATCACTCAGGACGATGAACTGACCGTCAATCGGGTCTCCCCACCAGTCCGTGGGCTGCGCTTCCACAATCTCGCCGTACATGGTCAGCTCCGCAGACAGGCCGGTTTTGACCGCCAGCGTGTAGCACTTCCTGTTCAGCGTGATTACCTTGGGTTTAGGCATTGTTTTCACCTCCAGGGTTCCCGGTATCATCCGGGTCAAGATCAGGCTCGTTCTGGAAGTTGTTGCTTCCACCGCCCAGCCCGGCGGCTTTGAGGATTTCCTGCTCCCGCGCCAGCGTTTCCATGTTTTCATTCCAGTCACCGCCGCCGTGTTCGCGGGTCACCTGCTCATTGGTCTTGAATCCGTGCTGGACAGCCAGGATGTCCGCTTTGACTTCCTTGGTGGGATCCAGCTGGCCCTGCACCGGCCCGAGCCACTGAGCTTTGCAGTAGGCTGCCCGGATAATGGGATCCGTGAAGAATCCCGGGGCGCTGATCCGGCCCAGGGCAACAGCCTCGGAAAGCCAGGTCTCATACAGCGGCTGACAAAACTTGTCTACCAGCGTCTGCCGGCGCATCCGGAAAGTTTCCCAGGCTTCCATCAAAGCTGCGCGGCTTGCGGAATAGGAAGCGTTGAACTCCTTCAGCAGCACGTCATAGGGGATGCCCAGCGCAGCGCCGATCTCCTTGCACAGCACCTTCACGAAGGTGTCAAAGCCCGGTGTCGGAATGGACGGATTGCCAAACTTCACATCCTCGTTCTGGTTCAGATGAAGCACGGTGCCGGGGCCCATCTCATATTCACTTGAGTTTTCAGAAATGGTTCTGTCCGGCGGCATATCCGGATCGTCATCCGCGCCGTAGCTGGCTTCGTTGAAGGGGATCTCTGCCGGGTTCGTCTCCGTCTTCACCCACGCGGTAAAGTAGCATTGCACCAGGGCCGCGATGACCTCGCTCTGTGTGTACCGGCTGATATTCAGTATCGCCTCGATCACAGGCGCCAGGAAAGTAACGCCCCGGTACTGATCCGGACGCTCCGATTCCATGATCATCAGATAATTGAGGAGGCCGGTCTGTGAGGATCTGCGCCGGACCCGCTGCCACTTGATCTTGTTCACGTATCGGAAGGTCTGATTCGGATAGACATTGCAGACATAGATCGCAATGGCCTTGCCGTTCTTATCCACCTCAACGCCGTCATAGATCGGGTTCTTCGTGCGCTTCGCCACGCCGTCCGTATACCGGCCGCCGACTGTCAGCCTCGCGTCACTGGGCGTACTGATCCGGTCCGCTTCGATCATGTGGACCCGCAGGGAATACGGGTTCATCGGAGTAACATCGAAGTCGCGCTTCAGCAGCGCTACGACATCTCCGTTGACCAGAAAGTTGGACACCGCCAGCTGCTGAAGCCCGGAAAAGTTGTTCATGCCGATGGCGTCAATGTTTTCCGGATTGTTGGCCCACATGGCGAATTCACGCTCTGTATGCCGCTGCCAGGCCTTCACGGCCTCAGGCGTCATCTTCAGCAGATCGTTGTCGATCGCGGCATGCAACTTCAGCCCGGTGCCGACAACCTTTGTTTTGTTCTCCTCGATTGCGGACCTGGCAATGGGGCTGGACATGAACAGCATCCGGCCTCTCTGCCGGAGCGTGTAGTTATTCCAGTTGATATCCTCATTCGGGCTGGAAGACTTCGCCGTGAATCCCTTCATGGATCTCCGGTTCATACTGGCGCCGGCTTCCGAATACCCGCTGACCAGTGGTCTGATGATTTCGCTCACTCTTACCACCTCCTGTCTTTTCTTAATAAAGCCGCCAGACGGCGAAAGGAGACGAAAACTCCGCCCCGGCGGCAGATAAGCCAGGTTGCCCCGGCGTTATCCCAAAGCAAAACCCGGGATTCATCATCCCGGGCCTGCTAAATGGCCATACGGACCTGCACGCGCTCTTATCAGAATGTGTGGGACGTTGCGTCATCGTACAGCCATAAAGCATGTCACCAGTCGCGATGAACGATCGCAAAAGCCTTTCTCGGCTTCTTGCCGTTCAGCATGGTTTCGTACTGCGCCACCTTGCCTTCCGCATCATTGATGGCCTTTTTCAAGGAGGGTAGATCAAGACGTGTGAGTGATCTGTCATCAATCTCATAGCTTTTCACCTGACCTTTCGCAAGAGCGAGGTATGCATCCATCAGCGCCCGGAGCTGTTCATTCCAGTACTCCAGCATTTTCTGGATCGTTTCCCTGGTCATTGTCTCTCACCTTCCTTCTTACCAGTCGAGCAGATTATTCATTCTGTCCTCAATGGAGGTTCGTTTCCGAGGCTCTGCAGGCCGTCTGGGAGCCTCCCGCTTCTCGGATGAGCGCTCGTTCATCCTGCGCAGCAGGGCGTCCATATCGGGCGCCAGGGCCGTGAATGCGGCCTGTGCGTAGTTCCTGCAGTCCAAAGCCTCATTCCGTTCGTGTCCTGGGATCTTCTCCCATACCCACGGGTTTTTGTTGTGCTCCTTGTACACCAGGTGCTCAGAGAGCAGGCCGACAAAATACCTGTGTTCGTATCCGCATTCCGGATTGATCGGGAAATGGCAGTACCGTGGGCCTGGCGTCTGGATCTTCAGCCCGTCCATGATCAGCTGCTTTCCTGCGTCAACGCCGAGCTGATACTGCCAGCATTCGCCGATGGTCTTTCCCCGGATCACGATCTTGACCTTCTTCGGCGGTGAGGTGTACGGCTTGCCGTCGCCGCCGTAGCCCTTGCAGTCAAAGACGCGCTTTCCGATCCGTTTGGCGCACTGGATGCGGACTTCCTGGGTAAAGTGGCCGCCATCGTCCACAAAGGTCATGCTGGTTCGCAGTCCCTTTCCGTTTTCGAAGCGGTACACTCTGGCCAACAGCTCGTCCAGCTGTTCCCATACTTCCGGCGTATCCGGCCGGCCGAGGATCACACCCTTCCGGATGCCCCAGTTTTCTTTCCTGAGGCCCCATCCGACAACCTCATACTCGAGGCGGTCATCCTGCACGTCTACGCCCATGGTCAGCACCAGGACGCCATCCGGCAGGTCTGCCTTGTACTCTTCGCGCCTGGCCATGTAGTCATCCTCATTGGCCAGACCGCCGCGGTCTTCCCACAACTCCCCGAACAGGGTGTTGTAAACGACCTTCATCTTCTTCGTGTCTCCCCGGGCCGAGAGATACTCGCTGACGATCTTCTCCCAGCTCACCCAGGGCGAACAGAAGGCATTCAGCCAAAAAGACCGAATGCCGTTTTTCCTGGCCTCCGGATTCTCTGCAATCCACTTGGCCGGGGCTTTTTTCATATCGTGCTCGTGGGAGATTCCACCGCACTCAGGACACACATAGTAGACTTCCTTTACCAGGTACGTCTGCTTGTGATTGACCTCAACTGAATCGAACTCGTACCGGATGTCCTGCCACCGGATGTTATGGAATTCTCCGCAGTGAGGACACTTTGAACACCAGCGCTCCTGCGTTCCCTCCATGAATGATGTTTCAATCGGGGAAAAGCCCTTGATGGTAGGGGTTGAGCACTCGTAGGACTTCGCATTGTAGAAGGTCCGCTGCCGGGCCATGGCCAGCTTCCACGGATCGCCTTCCTTGCCGGCCTCAACGGCCCACCGGTCGCGCTCGTCACCGAG